TGGTCTCTTCTTCAAAGCTACGCTCAGATTTCTCTGTTTCGTAGATTTCTTTGTGTTGCTCGCCGTAGCGTGCATACTCCAAACCGAACAAAGCGTTCAGACCGGGGAGCAGCTCTTTGAGCAGTTGTGCGCGTGAAATTGCCATGGTGAGTTACTCCTTACAGGCCAACGGCGTTGGTGTAGCTGTGATAGCCGGGGTTGATCTTCACAAACACGTCAGTGAATGCGTCGCCAACAACTGAGAAGCCGACCGAATTGGGGAAGCCAATGATGCGGAAAGCGGCAGTAGTTGTCACGGCAGAAGAGCCCGCCACAACGGAAGCAGTGGAGTTACCAGTAGTTGTGCTACCAGTCGCCACAGCGCCAGTTGAGAAGAACACGTTTGCACCGAGAGCGGCCTGTGTCACTTGACCAGCGGACTGGACTTGGAACACGACATCTGGATCATCAATCACCTGCGCAGTCACCACGCCGGTTGTGCCGGTGGGGTAGTACTGAGAGAAGATTTGCTGACCTTGAGCGTTAACGAACGAGCAGCCAACGAACACACCAACGATACCGGTGTTGGCAGTACCAACAGGGAAACCGTTTGTGGTTGCATCAGCGCCAGTAGCGGTGGCAACGGCCAGATAGCCGTTTGCGTTCACGTACACGGGCGAGCCGTTGTAAATGTTCGCAGCTGTGCCAGCTGGGTCGATCAAGAAAGTGCGAGTGCTTCCAGCGTATGGAAGACCGCCGATCTCGTTTACGGCACGCAGGCCGTAGGGAGAAGCAGTAGATGCCATTTAAGGACTCCTAAGTTTATTTAGAACCAGAACCAAAACCACCACCGCGACTGGTCGTTGACTTGCGGTCAGCGAAAAGCGGCATGCGGGGGTCATTGTTTCGCATGAAGCTGTTATCCACAGATTCCATCTGGGCTTGTGCTTGTTTGGCGTAATACTCGTCCCGGGCCTGTGCGCGTTCACGTGGCATCTTGCAGAGCATGAGGCCGCCGAGTTCGACGTTTCCAGTCTTCGCATTACCCTCAAGCATCAGCTCGGGATGGTCTACTGCCTTTACCGGCTCCCAACCTTCACGCATCTTGGTAGACACGTTTGTGTTTTGGGCTTCACCAAGAACGTGTGTCGCAATCCAGCGATAAACCATTCCGGGTTCAGGTGTCGGGTCGGGCAGTGCACTCGCAGGTGTATACACATAACGAGTCGTTTTATCGCGTGCCTCAAGTGCACGGGGGTTCCGGTTAATTGTTTCAGCCATTTGATTTCTCCAGTTTTGCTACTTCAACAGCGTATTGCTGCGGGGTCAGTCCGTACTTTTTTGCCAACGCAACTTGCGTCGGGGTTAGCTGAACTTTTCGGGCTCCGGTCGAACGTGTCGCCGGGGCCACGACAGAAGCAGGTCGTCGGGAGCCATCGCCGGATTTCGGCCGGTCTTCATTTCCGAACACGTCCGGGAATGTTGACTTCATGCGAGAGTCGATTCTCTCGAAGTACTCATCAGAGCGGGGGTCGAGCCCCGAATTTACTAGTTTTTGGTGCAGCCCTAGTGCAAAGCTGGTGTGTTCCTCAAAACCTGACGCCCCAAACCACTGGTTTTTTGCCTGCCAGCGCAGCGTTTTTTCATCGACTTGGGGCGCAGGGTCTTGCTGTTGACGCATTTGTACAACAGGTTCGTCTACTTGTAAAGGGGTGTGACGGAAATTTTTTGCAGCTTCCGCCCTCATTTTGGCATCCATCAGCGCTTCTTGGGCGGTGATGATGGCCTCAGTGTCAAAAGACTCGTTGGCTTCTTTCAAAGCCCGCTTGGCCTTATCCACTTCGGAGTCTGCAATGTGTTTGACAGAAGCAGCATAGTGCTCAGAGCCGTTATTCACGTAGTGCTTGAGCTTGTTGTTCTCTGCCATCATGTGCTGTGCAAGACGCTCCAGCTCTTGTTTCTCACGCAGCAGCGACTCTTTGGCCCGGCGCTCGTCGTGACGGGCGTGGGTCAAGTCCTTGATGCGCTTTTTGACGTTGTCGGAGTAACTCTCGATCTCCTCGTCAGTGGGATCGGCCACGTCACGGTCCAGCGGCTTGCGGCCACGGTCGCGTTCGGGGGTGTCGTCAACGATCTCGATTTCAACATCGTTGTCTGTGACTACCTCGATATTGGTCTCTTCGACCTCATCGGGAAACTTGTAGGGTTCAGCCATTTTTACTCCTTCATGCGCGGGTATAACCGCGAGGGTCTTGCACAACACACTCAATTTGGTCATCGTTCAGAATCCTGAACTCCTTACCAAACACCTTGAATCGCGTACCTGTGTAGGTGCGCACGAGCACAAAGTCGCCTTCTTTGCACCACGCTCCCGATGGGAACTTGGCAGGGTCTTTGTACGCGTCTGGGCCCATCCGCATCACGAACAGCACAGTTGTGGCGTGTTCTTCCGCTCGCAGGGTTGCAGCATCTCGAACGAGGTCGAGGCTCGTACCGGCAATCTTTTCATCGACGTTGGGCACAACACACAGCAGCTTGTAGCCCGTGGGGACCGGTAGCGCTGTTGCTTTGGTTTCGCTATCCGCCGTCTCGTCCGGGGACTCGATGGGTTGGATATGTTTTGGCAGGCTAATGCCCGGTGGCAGAATGATTTCACTCATCTGATTGCTCTACTTTCTTCGCAAGGTCTAGGAGATGACGCTCTGCGGTCGCAAGACCCTGAATGATTCCGCAGAGTTTTTGGTAATCGTCAAAAGTGCGGCATGCCCCACCCGCCAAGTCATCGGCGTAGTTGTTCATGTCGGTGCGTATTTTTTCGCGCAATACGCGTGCGAAGTCTTGGATCATTGGTCAGATTTTCCGGTTGGTTTTTGGGACTGGGCCAACAACTGCGCAGCACGCAACTGTTGGTCCGCTTTGCTCTTGGCAACATCAATGCCAATCTTCAGGCCCGCTTGACGATCGGCGGCGTCCATCTTGGACTTGCTTTCCTGAATCTGTGCTCCTACACGCAGGGCCTCCAGCTCCAACTGACCGCTGACCTTTTCCTGCTCCAGCTCTTGCTTGTCGGAGAGCGCGGCTGCGTCAATGGCCATCTTCTGCTGCTTCATCTGCATGTCTTGCTGGGCCATCTGGATTTTGGCCTGCTCGATCTGCATCTTCATCTGAGCTTCCTGCTGCTTGATCTGCACCTCCTGCTGCTTGATCTGCAGCTCTTGCATCTGCATTTGCAGCACGGGGTCTTGCATCTGCTGCTGGGCCTGCATCTGGGCAGCTTGCGCTTGGCTTTGCTGCACCACCTGCTGAGCGGCCTGAGCCATCATGGCCGACAGCGCGATCTCGATCTGTGGTGGCAGCTTCTCGTCTTCGGGCGGCAGGGGCATGCCCAACTGCGCCTCGATCTGCTGGCGCATCTTGAACCCCAAGTGCTCAGAGATGTGGGCCTGCGTCTCAGCCATGATTTTCTGCGCCTGTGGGTTTTGGCCAATCGTCTGCGCAATCATCGGGTCCTGCATCATCATGTTGTGCACGGCCATGTGTGCGTCGTGGTTCTGGTGCAGGAACGCTTTGACCGGGCTGCCACGCAGGATGTTCTGGTTCTCAGACACGGGGTCCACCGGCTTCATGTCGTCCTCAAGCGGGATCAGCTTGTCGGCGTTTTTGATCCCCAGCACGTCGAGCATGCCGCGATGCAACTCGGGCAGGTCGTAAATGTCCGGGGCCATCTGCGCCATCTGGATCACGGCTTGGTACTGCACCACGCGCTGGCTGAGTGTGGCCGCGTTCGGATCGCTGACAGGCAGGATGTCCACGTGGCGGTAGTCTGCTGCCTTGGCGCGGGGGCCCTCTTCGCCGTCCGGCTCGTACGAATACTCGTCGTCCGTGTAGTCGCGGATGATCGCGGCCAGCAGTTGCAGCTCTTCCTTCAGGGCGTAGTGCACACGCGCCTGCACGGCGGTCATGACTTTCAACTGGCGCTCAAGCAGTGCCAGCGTGGAGCCCACAGGAGCGTTGGCCCCCATGTCCGACACTTTCATGTCGGCCGTAGCCGCAAAGCGGCGACCTTCTTCCACCACGTTGCCCAGCAGTGTCATCAGAACCTGTGACGGCTCCTTGTACGGCAGGGGCAGGATGTTGTCGCGGATAGTGCCCGAGCCCACGTCCACATCGCGGAACTCGCCCGGAGCGATCGGCGTGTCGTCGCCCTTGATCCGAAGACCACGGGACTTCAAACCACCGGGCAGGTTGGACAACGTACCCGCATCGATCAACTGACGCATCAAGCTGGTGGCCGACTTGGCAAACCCACCGATCAGGTGGAACAGACCGAAGCCATACGCACCGAAGCCGGGGATGTACTGGTAGTGCACGAAGTGCTGGCGCTTTAAGTGCAGGTCATCATCTTCCCGCCAGTTGCGGCGCACAGACAGCACCGTGTTTGTACCCCGGATCATGGTGACCACGTACGGCAGAGCAATCTCTGCGTCGTCTTCGCACAGCGGGTCGGCCTTGAGGTACAGGTCAACGTGCGACTCGTACAGCGTAAAGCGGTCGTCGTTCAGGTCACTGAAACCTGTCTCTTTGTCCTTGGCCTTGTTGATTTCGCTGGTCGCTTTGTCGGGCTCCCCGATGTCCACATCAAGATAGAACCCCGCCTGCTGCAGCTTGACGATCTCGTTCTTGGTCTTGCGCATCTGGTGCGTGACGCGGTAGCAAGCCTGAATATCGGACGTGCCGTAGGGCAGCAAAATGTCTTCGGCCGGGATGAAGATCGACACTTGGCGGGCAAGATTGGGGTCAAAGTAGACCTTCTTGAACGCAGAGCCTGTGGCTGGCAGTGACCACAGCATGCGCTCGTGCTCGGCGCGGAACTCTTTCATCACCTCCGTGAGCTGGAAGTTCATGTCGTCGGCCACGCGCTGGGCAGCTTCCTTCTTCTCAAGCGTCTCTTTGCCCACGATCTTTGTGCGAACCGGGCCGACGGCAGGGAACGTCTCGGTGATGGTTTCTGACTGGAACCTTACAACTGCCTCTGTGATCATGGGGTGGAACACGCCACTGGCACCGTTCCACGGCTCCGTGCGCTCCTCCATGTTCAGGCCCAAGAGTTTCAAGCCCTCGGTGTAGGTTTTTTCCCAGTCCTTGCGGCTGTTGCGGTCGTTGTCGATGTCGCTGGCCAAGTCGCCTGCAAGCGACTGCAAAGCGCTGTCCGAGATGTATTCAGCCAAGTTGGCATCGAAGTCCTCAATGCTGGGCTCCCCCGGCTCGATGTCGATCTCCATGTCCCCAATCTTGATGCTGACCTCTTCGGGGTCAACAATCTCAATCTCGATGGGGTCCATCTCTTCGGCTGCTGCCGCAATGCCCGTGGGCTGCTGGAACAGCGCCTTGTCGATATTCGTGGCCATGGTGTAACTCTTTCTTAATAGTACGCAGCCCGGCGGGCTTGGTAGAAGCGCTCTTCTTGCTCGTCCGTGTCAAGCGGGATGAACCCGCCCCGGCGAAAGCGTAACAGCGCTTGAGATGTGGTGTCAACGAAGTCGTCGTTCTCCCCGTTGGGAAAGGACGCAACCTCCTCGATCACCTCGCGTGCCCACCGCTTGTCAGGTGCCCAGACCGAGCCCGAGGCAAAAAGGTCCGACACGGCGTTGAGCCGCACAATTTTATCGTTACCCCGGCTGGGGCTGAACTCTTCTACCGGTATGCCCACAGCCCGCAGCTCTTGGATCAGTGGGGCCCCGGCCGCTTTCTTTTCCACAATGAACGCGTCAGGCTCCCACTCTTTGTAGTGCTTGAGCGCGATCACCTTCAGCTCGGGGAACGCCATCCGGTCCTTGAACGCGTCCAGCAGGATGACCTGCGCCTTGTCGTTCTCTTCCTCGTTGTAGAACACGCCCCACGTTGTGCACGCGGAGTAGTCGGCCGTGTTTGATGTCTCAAACGCCGTGTCCCAGCTCTGGATGATGTAGTCGCACCGGGGCGGGTCGTCTTTCTCCCACACACGCCAAGACTTGCGCGAGATGATGGCCGCGTTGTTGCTGGTGGGCTGCTGCATGTACTGGGCGTTCCAGTACTGGGGGTCAATGCTGGCCTTGGTCGCCTTGAGGGTGGCCAGCGGCCACTGCTCGGGCCAGAGCGACTTCTCGTTCTCCGTGTCCTCGTGCAAGATGGCCGGAAGCTCCACGATCTCCCACGGCTCGGCGTCGGGATTCTTGGCTTGGTAGTCGATCAGGCGGCCGGTCAGGTCCAACTTGCCCCAGCGCGTCATCACGATGATGACCGCCCCGCCCGGCATCAGTCGCTGGAGCGGCCCGGTCTGGAACCAAGACCATGCAGTGTCGAAAGCCAGCCGTGAGTTGGCCTTAACGTCCTGCTCCGAGTGAGGATCGTCAATAACGAACAGGTCAGCACCACGACCAGCAAGAGCGCCGCCGACACCAGCAGCATAGTACTGACCACCAGCGCTTGTAGACCATTTACCGGCAGCTTTTTGATCGTCGGCCACCAGCGTTTGGGGGAAAAGTCCATGGTAGTCCTCGTCAGCAAGCAAATTTCGCACCCGACGGCCGAAGTCTTCCGACAAACCGGCGGTGTGCGTGCCCATGATGATCTTTTTCTCGGGGAAGTTGCCCAAAAAGAAGGCAGGGAACAGGTAGGAGCTGAACTCAGACTTACCCATACGGGGCGCGATGTTGATGATCACGCGTTTTTTGGTCCCGGCGATCACTTCGGTGAAGATTTTGGCCAGTTTCCTGTGGTGCGGCCCGACTTTAAAGCCCGGATACACCGACTTGGCGAACTCAATCATGTCCGAGCGGGCCAAATTCTTTTGTTTGTGCTCTTGCGCCTTGTCCAGCAGCTCCAACGCCTCCAACTTCTCGGCCGCTGTCAGCTTGCCAAGGTTTTTGAACAGCGCTGCGGCTTGCTCAGGCGTCAACGGCGGGTTGATTATCATTGGTGGGGGTAGTGGTCGTGATTTCTGTGATGTCCGTCACGTCGGCGTCTGACACATCCATGAACTTGGCCAGCTTTTCCTTGAGGCGCTGGTCGATCTCGGCTTCCGTCATGTCGGTTTTCTTGACCTCGATCTTGTCGGTGAACAGCCCGATCTCTGTGACCTTGCCCAGCAGGCCCAGCGCTTTCAAGCGGATGTTGGCGTTGGGGCTTTCGCACTCCTCGACCAGTTTTGCCACCGCATACCCGCGCAGCTCCTTGGCTTGGTGCACAAACTCCCAGTCGTAGGCCGTCAGCATGCCCACCAGATGGCGCACGGCCGCTGGGGTCTCTATCTTGGAGACCATCTCGTGCTGTGTGGTGATGGGGGAGGCGGTTGTCAGCGCCGAGAAAGTTTCCCGGGCCTGCTGTTTCTCCAACTCGGAGACGGCTGTCTCGGCGTCAGGGACGCCCATTCCTTTAAGCCAGTCGTTGGTACTGATCTTGCCGTTCAGCAACTCAACGGGCGCAGTCTTCTCCGCCGGGGCGGGCGCTTGTGACTTAGGTAAAACTTCGGGGTCGAAGTCGAGAAGGTGGTCTAACATTTGTCCTGACGGGGTCTCAGCAACATTCTGTTGCCTGACCCTCCAAAGAGTTGCGGGTTGCTGTCCCGATGTGCAGAGTATATACTCACATCCGGCACTGGCGCAACTTGTTGTTCCTCTGCTTTCTCCTTGGGTCAAGAGACCCTTTCAGCCCCGGCCAAAAGCCGGGGCTTTTTTTTTTTTTTTGTGCCCGTGTTTTTTAAAATTTTTTAGAAATTTTTTGGTGGGGCTGTGTTTTTATACAGGGGGTGGGTTGCTGGATTTGGGATTGTCCAATGTTTTACAAACTGCTGGGAGCGGGAGGGGAATAGTGTTCTAGTGGGCCGGTCCTATCGCCCAACACAAGGCTTGGTGGGGGTACGGTGGGGTTTGGCTATGGGGCTTTGACCTTCTCCCAGACCCCCGAATGCTTTACTGTAGTTGTCAAGGGAACGGTTCCCAAGACATTCCTTCAACGCTCACAGGAGAAACTCATGAGCATCCGCACTACTGCCAAGTCCATTGGCAACAAAGACGCCAGCACCGCTGAGCTGGCCATCGCAATCCGCAAAGCCTACGCCAAGGCCAAGCCGGAGCTGGCGCAGGAGATACGCGCCGACTTCCACATCGGCTACATCTCCGGGCGAGATAGACTTTCTATCTCTGATGCCGAAGCTATCTGGCTGGCAGGCAAGGGCGAGGGCGCAATCAACGCTCCGGCGATTGCGAGGGCAGTGGCCGCATGGAAATACTACGTGACTGACCACTTGCCCAAGGCCGATGCCGCACCCGCAAAGCATATGCGCATCAGCAAGGAGGCCCGAGCAATGGCGATGGACTTCCTTGGCAACTTCGAGGGCAAGAATCGCACAGAGCAGATCAAGCAAGCGATAGCTTTGCTCAATGCACTCAAGTAATCCGATAGGTTTTCTATCTCAAACACAACGGGCGTGGCTGGCCCGTTGTTCCTCCCCGTGTCTAACGCACTGGCCATGCGTATCTTTTGGAGAAACTTCCATGACTAAACCTTCCCGCCTTCTGCTTGCGCTTTTGCGTGAGCACCGCCACACACCCAACTTGATGTGGCTTCGTCGCGCCGACAACTGGCGTATCTACTACTCGCTGCTCTAAGGAGAAACTTCCATGCACGACAACATCAACGCCCGCGATGCCAAGCGCATCCTTCACGGCCTGCACAACATCTTGCGTTGCGTCAGGCCGCACGACCTACGCACAGTGGCCAAGCACCTTGCTATGCACCACCACATCCCGCAGAAGGTCATGCTCACCGCAGTGGCCCGCTACGCCCGCATCCACCACACCTACTAAGGAGACAGCAATGAGAAACCTCAAGCAACCCACCACAGAGACCGTCACCCAATGGCGTGACCAAGCAGGCGCACTCTGGTGCGCCCAGATACACTACCCACGGGGTAAGCATGACCCCTACTGGGTCGCAAGCGTTGCGATGGTAGGCACAACCATCTCGATACCCTGCGCCTCTATGTCACAGCTCTGGCATGAGATCGGCATCCGCCAAAACAAGCCCCTGCCCGGCGCTTGAGATAGACAGTCTATCTGGGGTACTTAAAATAATCACTGTCCGGACTGTCCACTTACTTTCACGCCTGAAAGCAAAGCGTGGACGGCCGCAAACCCGCATGGTTGCGTGGTTCCAAGAAAACTGTCCTCTTCTTCTATATATATTTATATAGATATAGAGAAGGAGAATTTGTTTTATATGTTGGCAGGTATGCACACACATATACACATGTATAAAATTAAAGGTGAAGTGTGTTGTCTTTTTATTTTGGCAAGAATAAGTGGACAGTAGCCTGAGAAACCTAGTAACCATGCGGGTTGCGGGCTGTCCGACATTTGCGTTAAGGCGTGAAAGAATTAGGACAGTCCGGACAGACCCTGTACAATGCGTAATTTTAAGGAGTAAAAGTATGGAAGAAAACCTTCAACCCGCTTGGTTGGCCATGAACACGGCCCGTTTGGAGCGCCACTTGCGTGAGCACAAGTACCCTGTACCTGTGATGCGCGACATAATGCAGGCGGTTGCCTTGGCCAAGGCACGACAACGCAGGCAGAGAATCAAAGCCACTGTGTCGCACCAGTTGTGGGATGACATACTGCACGCCGCACGGGATGAGGTGGGCGTGGTGCGCACCATGAAGTCCCAATCCAAACGACACGCCGGGCCACCGGCCAGCAGTGCAGGGACAGTGGCCAAGTACAAGGCACTGTGTGCGTATGAGGACGTGCTCGTTGAGGTGGTCGCAAAGCTGGTCAAGCTACAAAAGGCAGGCGAGTTTGCACCGGGGCAGTTCGTGGCCTTTATCAAGGAAGAGACGGGGCGCATCATCCCCAACAACGGTGAGCACTGGTCAGACTACGTCAGCGCCAAAGACAGACGCCACGTGTGTGCACTGTTCGATGACGTGCCCGATCCGATCAGGGGCAAGCGCAAGACCCCATTTGAGCGCCGCGTATCTCGTGAGGAGCACATCATCAAGCGTGCGTCCCTTGTGGGCCAGATGAAGAAAGCGCAGGACGACCTAGACATGGAGCGCAAGGTCACAACCATCCCCGAACTGGTAGCCGCACTGGACGCCCGAGAGATGGACTTGCAACGTGCCTACATTGCGCTCGATACCCTGAAACCAAACAAACCCGTGCCTGCACGGTGGCAGAGTTTGTGCAATCTCTTTTAACCCAGATAGATTTTCTATCTGACCACTCAACCATGCAACGCCGCCCGCATGGTCGAGCCTACCTTCAAAGGGCGGCGAGGAGAAACATCCATGACTGTACTGACCGGATCACAGATCGAGGCGGCTCGCCTCTTAACCCTGCGTCAGATGCTCAAGCTGGAGATGAAAGGCATGAGCAAATCCCGTGGGCCAACGGCCTACTCAACGCTCAAGATGATGGGCTTCAAGGGCACTCGTGCCAGCGTGCTTGCCCAGCTTGACGCATGGCGTGACAACTTACTAGGAGAAAGCAAATGAAAGCAATGGACTTAGACCACGACATGCTGCTCGATGCGGCACGACTGATGGAGAGCCAAGGCGGTAGCTTCGCAGGGCACATCGCCCGAGCGTTCTACTGCGCCGACAGCACCAACAGGGAGCGCCTACTCATAGCGTTCGATGACTTGTTCTGCAAGTACTACCGACAGCACCGCCTGTATGAACTCAACCAAGGAGAAATGTAATGAAGACAAGTGAACTGACAGGAGCCGCCCTTGATTGGGCGGTGGCGCAAGCCGAAGGGCTACTGGCCTTTGGATGGGAGGATGACATGGGTCTGCTCAAGATCACGCTTTCCACTGGCGAGACCGAGTACTTCATACCGACCATGAAATGGGAGCAAGGCGGGCCGATCATTGAGCGTGAGTGCATCTGTATTCACCAGCGCATGGGCGAGACAGCATGGTGGGCAGACTACGCTAATCCGCAGGTTAAGCCCGACGGTACAGGCCATCGTTTTTTGTTTAAGCAAGCCCCCACGCCACTTGTCGCCGCCATGCGGTGCTACGTTGCATCCAAGATGGGTGCTGAGATTGACTTACCAAAGGAGCTGACATGAAAGACCAACACTTCTTCGCCGCAAGCGCAATGCAGTGGGCAACGACCGACGAGACGCGAGACTTGCCCGCACTGCTCGACCTGATGAACAAGGACGGGTACACATACAACCTGTTCAGTGTGCCCGTACCGCACACCACAGACTACAACATCAACATGTACCAGCCCCAAGTCGAGGGCACTGAGTGGCTTGGCACATTCACAGTGCCCAAGAAGAAAGCACGCAAGTAATCAAGATAGATTTTCTATCTGACGCCTTGATGGGTGGCGACCATACCGGTATACCCATCATTCCAAACTTGAAACTAAGGAGAAAGCAAAATGCCTACATGGAAAAATCAAAACGCTGCCTACGAGTGGATGGACAATGTGTTCCTTGCCGCTGGGCGCATCGTCGCTGACGGCTTGCATGAGCGAATCAGCATGGGTAACTGGGTCGTTGTCCGTGCTGGTCGGCCGTGGTTCCGTCAGCAACGCGACCGCCACCAACTGCACCCTGCTGTGTACGACATCATTGTCAAGCACCTGTACCGCCCCGAGGACTGGCAACAACTGCTGCTTGAGTGGCCACACAAGTCTCTGACTGACCCCAACCGCCTAGCCTACACACGCAACGAGCAAGCGGCTATGCACAACGGCGACAGCGATGCCAAGGCGGTCGTGACCACCATCGGTAAGTATCTGACGCGTCACTTCCCTGACGTATCGAGCAACCTTATCCGTGACATCACCGCGCAGTACACATACGGCGGCTCGACCATCATCGTCAAGGACATGGACAAGATGGTGCACGCAGTCATCCACGGGCCTCGCTCGTGCATGAGTAGCAGCTTCGACATCCTGTGCCACGACCGCGTGGAGCGTCATCCCTACGCTGTGTACGACCCAGCGCTTGGCTGGGGCATGGCTGTGCGGACTGACAGTGACGGCATGGTGCTGGGCCGTTGCCTTGTGCATGAGAGCGATGACGGCAAGGGGTTTGTGCGCTCATACAAACGTGAGCGTGAGTACAGCTCCCACTCAGGCACTGACGAGGCTATCGAGGCTTACTTGACGGGCTTGGGTTATGCCAAGTGGCGCGGCTGGCCTGACCACATACGGGTCATGCGCTACCCGCTACGCAATGAGGGGTACTTGATGCCCTACATCGACGGCGGCAACCAGCACGTTGAGGAAGACAGCGATGGTCAGTTCCGCATCTCAGACTACAGCGGGTGGGAGGCGAGCAACACCAGCGGCATCATCAACGGCTACACCTGTACCTGCGATGACTGCGGCCAAGGCATGGACGAGGACGACAGCTACTCGATCGGCTATCACGGTGACAGTCGTGTCGGCGAGTGCTGTATCGACAACTACACGAGGGTCACGGGTCGTAGGCGTGATGAGTACTATGTGGACAACGACCGCGCAGTGCGTGCGGACGATGAGTACTACGACAGCGAGTACCTTGACGACAACAACATCGTTGAGCTGCATGACGGTGAGTACACGCACAGTGACAACGCTGTGTACATCGAGTCGTGTGATGCGTACTACCATGTCGATGACGACGACATCGTTCACACCGAGGACTCAAACCAGTACGAGTTGCGCGAAGACTGCTGGTGCTGTGCTGAGTCAGGCAACTGGTACACCGACGACGAGGACAGCGTAGAGATTGACGGCAAGCTGTACCACCCCGACCATGCGCCTGAGCCTGAAGAAACAACCAACGAAACTGATGGAGAAACAGCATGAACAAACACACTATCCTGTACAAGACACTGGCCCGTGCCCTGTCGATGATGCGCCCACACAACAGCGAGGGTACACGCCGCTTGACTGACTGGCTTGAAGAACGTGCACACAAGCTACCCAACGCCATGATCTGGCGTGACGAGGCGGGCAACCTGCACGTTGACACACGCTTGAGCGCATCCAACCGGACGCTGTTCGTGGCGCACGTTGACACTGTGCACCGCAAGGAAGGCCCCAACAAGATCAAGCAGACGCCAACCTACTGGTACGCTGACGGTGCAGCTTTGGGAGCCGATGATGGGGCGGGCGTGGCGATGCTCATGCACCTGATGCACGCTGGTGTGCCTGCCTACTACATCTTCACGCAAGGTGAGGAGTGCGGCGGTATCGGTGCTACGCATCTGGCCAAGCACGACAGCAAGCTCCTGTCTGAGTTCGACCGGGCCATTGCCTTTGACCGCAGGGGTATCGACAGCGTCATCACGCACCAAGGTCGTGGGCGTTGCTGCTCTGATGCGTTTGCCGATGCGCTCAGTGATGCGCTCAACGCTGACCTGACGCTCATGTACCTGCCCGACAGCACTGGCGTGTACACCGACACGGCCGAATTCATCGAGGTCATACCCGAGTGCACCAACATCAGCGTGGGCTACTACTCTGAGCACAGCGACAAGGAGTCGCTCGACATCATCCACTTCCAAGCACTGGCTGACAGGGTTGCGCTCATCGACTGGGACAGCTTGCCTACTGACCGTGACCCGACTGTGGTTGAGTACCTAGACTGGGGGTGGGGGGCCCATGCGGGGACATCTCTGACGGGTGTCAGTGCTGTGGGCACGGGCGAGTGGGCCAACTGGCATCACCTGCGCGATGATGACGAGTGGGACTATGACTCCTACACCATCGAGCTTCAGGAGGCTTTGTACGATGCTCAGGCTGGCTCCAAGCAGTGGCTGATCGAGCTGATGTGTGAGTCCGTGTGGCCCGAAGACCCGGAGATGGCCGAGCGCCTGATCGACCGCAACAAGATAGACGAGCAGGTGCTTGCCACTGCGCTCAAGCACAGCGCAACGTATGACCCCACCGCTGTGCTGGCCGAGATATTCGACCAGTCCTACGCCAATTAACCAAGGAGATAGAAGATGAAGAAAGTAAGCGATTCGGCCAAGGCCGCTGCGGTGATGCACTTTGTGTCTGACAGCGGAGACACGGCCCTCACGCCAGAGATGGCGGTGGAGTTGTTCAACGAGTTGGGCCAGACCTTCGGCCCGATCAATGGCGTGCTAGACAAGTACGAAATGACGCGCTGGAGTAGGTACGACAATGTGGACGACGCCGAGTGGTGGGAGCAGCTTGAGTTGCTGGCACATGTTATCGACGCCATGTTCGACTACTTTGAGTTTCCACCACAGGAGTTTTGACCATGCCCAAATACAACGGGCCAGCCAAGCCCATACCCACGTACCGCGAACCCATCACCGACAGGGGTGAGCGTGTGATTTTTCTTTTGTTGGCCATCTTCATGGCCGTGTTTCTTTACTTGGAGTGAACTATGAAAACACTTGACCAACTACAAGCCGAGCTTGAGCAGGCCATCAAGGACTGCGACCGCTACGACAGGCCCGCGCACGCTGTGCGTAACTGCCCGTCTGACCTGCAAAACTACGACCAAGCGTGGCGGCGTAGGCGCAGTCTTGACTACCAAATCGCGGAATTGCAAAAAGAATTGCAAATTACCATTGACAAATGTCTAACGCTCGACAAATAATCCCATTTCCAAGGAGAAAACTATGAAAGAAAAAGCAACCCGCAAGCCGGTCTATCCATCTGTGCCTGTTCAAGACTTCAAGTGGACATCAGGCGCTGATGTGCAAGCCACATGGCGCAAGTGGGGCTGGACGCCCCCATCTGAAGCGCTACCCCCACCACCCCCTGAGAAACCTATGCCCATTGCTGCTACCACAGCCGTGCCCCGCATCCATCGCTTTAAATAACCTAAGGAGAATTTCATGCCCGATATCAAAACTGCGCTTGAGAAGGCGCTTGCACAAACAGCAAACGCATGGGCCGCAGATGATGAAGCCCATCAACAAAGTCCACAACAGGAGAAACCCATGACTACCCTCGCCCCTATCACCACTCCAAAAGCCAAAACTTATGAGCGCAACAACGTGTCGCGCACTACGTTCGAATACATCCGGAAAAATCCGGGCCTGACCGTTAACCAAATCATAGCCGCGCTTGTGGAGCAAGGGTTCAAAGAGACCTCGGTGTCATCTCTGTGCTATCAGATGATGCGGGTACGGTTGGTTGTGGCTGATTCCAACGGCAAGATGACCGCTGTGGTGCAGGAGTACGTGCCCATTCAATCAAACAAACGCAGACGCAAGGCCAAGCCCAAAGCCAACGCCAAACCTGTGGCGGATGTGGCACCAGCGCCTATCAGAATCCAAAGAGACCTTACTGGCTTGCCATCACTGCGCAAGCATGTGGAGATAACCAACATTCGCACCGGAGAGGTCATCAATCCAAAGCCAGCACCCGCCCCTGCGGAGAAAGATTGGCAGCCTAGCGATGTGATCGACCAGTTATCCGTACGCCAAGCACTCGCGCTGTTCAAAGAGTTGCGCAACATTTTGGTGGGGTGAAGCATGAATACATGCAAACACAGGTGGGAGCCCATCGAAGGGCCGGGTATGTACAAGTGCGCCCGATGCGGCGCATTCAGGAGGATTATCAAATGAGCGACTCTTACGATGACTACTGCATTCAGATGGCCCTTGTTGAGAAGGTAGTGGAAGAACAAGAAGCCCGGCGCAACTTCAGGACAGAGGTGTGGATAACAAAGGACGGGCGAAAGATTGCCATCAAAGACATGGATGACAGCCACCTGTACAACGCATACAAACACAGCCAAAACAGTTTGATGTTCCGCGAGATGGTGCTGCGACTTTTTGAAGAAAGGATGAAGAAATGAACAACACAAACACAGGTGGGCCAGCGTTTCCAACGTCAGATTGGGACGAGAACGACAAAGCGTACAAGATGCACGGCATCACAGCCAGAGATTACTTTGCGGCACACGCCACAGAGGAGGACATTTGCACGGCCATGAGTTTGGTAAAAAAAGTTGAGGTGGTGCGCGATCTGGGCAACGGACACAAAGTAATCGAGAGGTGTTACCCGGAAAACACTCGACAAATTGCCAGATACATTCACGCAGACGCCATGCTGAAAGCGAGGGAAGCATGATCGAAGACGAAGACAAGCCCACCCCAGCGGACGGGCAACTGGTGTGGGTGGTGGTGGCATTCATTGTGCTGATGCTGGGTTTGTTGACATTGAGGAGTTGTTTATGACCCCCGAAGAACGTGAGAAGGCCATCAAGCGCAAGCCGTGGAAGTTCTGCCGCAAGTGCAAGTGCGACATCAAGTCGCCCACTCAATACTGCTATGACTGCTACAAGGGTCATAACTTTACCGCCAGCCCATATGGGCTGATCAACGCAAACAAGGCGTTTAAATTTGTACCTTCGGAGAACAGATGAAAACTGTATTTGAACTGATAGAAGCCAACGGGCTGACCTTGCATGGTGACATTGAACACTTTGCAGAGCTTGTCCGTGCCGAAGCACAGCGCACATTCGTGCCGGATGCCATGACCCACGATGAAGGCGAGACCGTACAGTACGTGGCTGGCTGGAACGATTGCCGTGAATTAATGTTGAGAACAAGGAACCCTAAATGAAATGTAAATGCCGCACCGACTCGCCCTTTCACTGGGCGCACAACCCACAGCCGAGCATCTTTGTGAAGGATGTTTACTTCCGAGCCAAGAATGTAGTTGCGACAACTGACTACCGGGCTTTCGGTATATACAGTAGGGCCACGCCGCACATCAAACCGCAGCTCAACAAGCACGAACTATGAGAACCAACACCACGCGGTCATTGCGTACACTACTCAGAACCCATCCTGATGGGCTGGATGTGGGCACGATTGCCAACACCCTTGAGCGTGAGCCAAGCAACATCCGCAAGCTACTTGCTGGGATGCCTGACGCTTACATCGACAGGTGGATGCGGCACCCCCGCAACCCACCGACAGCCATCTGGTGTGTCGTAACACCCCCAGACAATTGCCCCAAACCCGACAACCAAAGGAGAGTGAAATGAAACAAATGGAATTATTCCCTGCTGACGCAGGCCGCCTCAACGCGGGCACCAACGGCACCACGGCCGATGACATGCAGGTCAGCGGCAACCACTACAAGGACATGCCGATCCAGCCTTGGCACATCATGGAAGCCGTGCTGACATACGAGGAGTTTGTCGGGTTCCTCAAAGGCAACATCATCAAGTACAGCCTGCGTGCTGGGCGCAAGGACGGCAGCGATGACGCTGGCAAGGCCAAGCACTACATGCAAAAGCTCAAGGAGATGCAGCGTGGCTGATACCCCAGAGAAGAAGGTCAAGAACGCTGTGCGCAAGATGCTGGACCGCTTGGGCATCTACCACTTCATGCCTCCGGGCATGGGGCTGGGGCGCTCGGGCATTCCCGACATCATCGGCTGCTACAAGGGGCGCTTCGTCGCCATCGAGTGCAAGGCTGGCAAGGGCAAGACCACAGCGCTGCAAGAGCGTGAGTTGATCGCTATCTGTAACGCTGGTGGGTTCACGTTCGTGGCCCGTGAAGACACTATGGAAGAACTGGAAGGAAGGCTACTGCTATGGATAAGCTAACACAAGACTCGTGGGATAGCGCGATAGAGGACTTACGCAACAGTGATGAGGGGTTGCGCGATCACTTCGGGCGCTTGATCCTGATGCTGGCCAAGTGCTACAACGAGAACTCGCCCCACAAAGCCGTCATCATTGTCGATACTGGAGAGGCGATGCTGACGTTCTGCGCCGGTGCTGACGAGATGGAGTGGGCCGAGATGGTCGGCCACGCAAATGATATGGCGCAGGCAATGCTGCTGCGCGATGCCCCACCCAAGGAGATGTTTAATTGAGCACACCATACGACAACATCATCGTGCTGGACTTCGAGACTTCGTGGGGACGCGGCGTTAAGCTGGGCTTCTCGTGTCAGACCAACGAGGAGTACGTACGCGACCCACGCTTCAAAGCATGGGGGCTATCTTGGAAGCCGCTGGGCAGCGCTGAACCCGCAGTATGGGTGACGCGCAAAGACCTGCCCAAGTTCTTCGCGTCGATCGACTGGAGCCGCACTGCGGTGGTTGCACAGAACGCACTGTTCGATGTGTCCATCATGTGCTGGCGCTACAACGCCAAGCCTGCGTTCATCTTCGACACGCTGTCCATGGGCCGTGCGCTGCGCGGTGTGGAGGTGGGCAACAGCCTGAAGAAACTTGCGGAGATGTTTAACCTACCGCCCAAGGGCGATGGCCTGTCGCCGTCCGAGAACATTCTGGACGAGCTGCCTGCCGATGTGGAGGCCACCCTTGCGGACTACTGCTGCCACGACACGTGGCTGTGTGAGCAGATATTCTTGCGCTTGATCGAGGGGTATCCGGCCAAAGAACTGCGCCTGATCGACATGACCCTGCGCATGTACACAAACGCTTGCCTTGAGCTGGACCGCGAGATGCTGGTCAAGGCGCTATCAGAAGAAGGAGAAAAACGTGAAGGTCTTTTACAAAAGCTCGGCGTGGAAGAGACTGCGCTCGCGTCGAACCCAAAGTTTGCTGAGGTACTCGAACTCATGGGCGTCAATCCCCCTACGAAAGTCAGTAAGACCACTGGGAAGGAGGCGTTTGCTTTTGCAAAAAATGACGCGCTATTTCAAGCGCTGCTCAACGGTGAACGTGAAGACGTTGCCCTTCTTTGCGAAGCGCGTCTACGGGTTAAGTCTACGACCGAGCGAACTCGTGCGCAGCGGTTCCTTGACATCTCGGGCAGGGGGCCGCTCCCGGTTCCGCTTAGCTATTACGGCGCGGCTACGGGTCGTTGGACTGCTGCCAAGGGCAGCGCCATCAACATGCAAAACCTCAAGCGAGGTTCGTTCCTACGCAAAGCAATCATGGCACCGGTGGGGCACCAGCTTGTCGTTGGGGACCTTTCACAAATTGAACCGAGAGTACTGGCGTGGTTTTCGGATTACGAAGATATGCTCGACATCTTCCGTTCTGGCAGTGACGCTTATGCCGCTTTCGGCGCTCAGATGTTCGGTATACCCGGCCTTTCAAAAGACAGTCACCCAGACCTTAGACAGTCTGCAAAGTCGGCGCTCCTTGGCGCGGGGTACGGCCTTGGGTGGGCTTCTTTCGCTGCCCAGCTTCTCGTTGGATTCCTTGGCGCTCCGCCCGTACGCTACGATAAATCGTTTGCAAAGAAGCTCGGTGTGGACGCCGCCTACATCGACCGTTTCGTTGGGTGGGACGAGAATGTTATGAAGCTCCGGGAGATTCCCCACACCTGCACGGAGCGTGAGTTGCTGATCCACTGCGTTGCGGCCAAGAAGATCATCGACATCTACCGCAGCACTGCGCACCCCGTTGTGAGCTTCTGGGATATGTGCAGCAAGCTGATGGAGAAGTCGCTTTACGGCGGCGAGGAGGTGGTGTATAAATGCGTCACGTTCAGAAAAGAAGAGATCGTCTTGCCCTCGGGCATGACCCTCAAGTATCCGAACTTACGTAACGAAGTCGATAAAGAAACAAAGCAACGCAATTGGGTGTACGGGGAAGCTGGCGTCAAGCCAACCAAGCTGTACGCTGGGAAGATAACGAACAACATCGTGCAGGGAACTGCGCGTGTGGTGATGACGGACGGCATGCTACGGGTGGACAAGAAGTACCCCGTGGTAGGCACAGTGCATGATGAATTGCTCTGTGTCGTGCCTGACGCTGAGGTCGAGGATGCCAAGGGGTGGGTGCTGGAGCAGATGATTGCTCAGCCCAAGTACATGCCCGGCATACCGCTGAACTCAGAGGTCGGTGCACACCGCCGTTATGGTTTGGCAAAAGGTTAACCAAGGAGAAAGCAAATGAAGCAACTGACACTACCCAAGAAAGTCAAAGTGGGCAACAACTGGTACAGCGTTGACATCGCAGACACGATGCGTGAGCGGCTGTACATGGGCGAGGTGCACTACGCAAAGCGCACCATCACACTGGCGCGTAAGTCGTACCACGGCGTACCGCTCAAGCTGTCGGCTCTACAAGAGACGTTCTGGCACGAGCTGACGCACGCCATCCTTGAGAGCATGGACCGCACTGACCTGAACAACGACGAGCACTTCGTCGAGGAGTTCAGCAGCCGTCTAGCCAAAGCAATTCAATCAGCGAGGTTTTAATGACAGTTAAATGGTCACACTCGGCCCTCAAAGATTATGAGGGCTGTCCCCGGCGCTACCACGAAGTGAAGGTGCTCAAGAACTTCCCCTTCACGGACACGCAGGCAACGCTGTACGGCAAGGAGCTGCACTCAGCAGCGGAGCACTACATCAAGGACGACACGCCGCTGCCACCACAGTTCGAGTTCGTCAAGGACATGCTCGATGCGCTCAAGGCCAAGCCCGGTCGCAAGCTGTGTGAGCACGAGATGGGCGTCACGTCCGATCTGCGCCCTTGCGGATTCATGGACAAAGATGTATGGGTGCGCGGCATTGCCGACTTGCTCATCATCGACGACGAGAACTTGACAGCTCGCGTGGTGGACTATAAAACGGGCAACAACAAGTACCCAGATCGGGAGCAGCTTCGGCTGATGGCGTTGATGGTGTTCGTGCACTTCCCGCACATCCGCAAAGTCAGCGGCGGTCTGCTGTTCGTGGTCAAGAACGATCTGGTCAAGGCCAGCTTCTTGCGCGGCGAAGCCGAGGAGTACTGGTGGGATTACCGGACACGCGTCGCCCGCATTGAAAAGGCGCATGAGACCGGGGTATGGAACCCCAAGCCCACACCGCTGTGCGGTTGGTGCGTTGTTAAAACCTGTGAGCACAACAGAAAGAGAGATTGATATGGCAACCCGAGACTACAAGAAGGAATACAAACGCGATCTGGAAACCGGCAAGTCCGGCCCTGAATCAGACCAGCATGAGCGCCAACGTGCGCGGCGTGCATACGACAAGAAAGGTGTTGACCGTGCAGGCAAAGACATTGACCACATCAAGCCGCTGCGTGCAGGCGGCAAGTCCACACCGGGCAACCTGAGACTGCGTGCCAAGAAAGCCAATCAAGGCGACAACAAATAACTACCGGAGAAAGCAGTGGACATCATCGACAACAAAGCCGTTGTTTTCAGAACGCGCAACCCCGACAAGTACCGCATCATCCCCAAGCACCAAGTCATTGAACGTGATGACGGCAGCTTCGATGTTGCTGTGTACTGGGGCTTAGACGAGGCGCGTGTCCTGAAGAATCTAGGCGTGAAAGATATTCAGTCGCCCATCACAAGGCGATACGACTGGCCCGGCCGTTACAAGCCGATGGCACACCAAGTGGACACCGCATCGTTTCTCACCATGCACAAGCGTGCGTTTTGTTTCAACGATCCCGGCACGGGCAAGACGCTTGCATCACTGTGGGCTGCTGACTACTTGATGAAGCTGGGGTTTGTGCGGCGTGTGTTGATTCTGTGCCCACTGTCGATCATGCACTCAGCGTGGCTCAGTGACCTGAACAACAGCATCATCCACCGCTCAGCTATCGTGGCGCATCACAGCAAGGCATCTCGCCGCATCGAGATGATTCAGCAGGACTACGAGTTCGTGATCTGCAACTACGACGGCTTGAACCTGATTGCTAATGAGATCGTCAATGATGGGCGCTTTGATCTGGTAATTGTCGATGAGGCCAACGCTTACAAGACGGTGACCACCAAGCGGTGGAAGACGCTCAAGTCCATCATCACGCCGAAGACGCACTTGTGGATGATGACGGGCACACCTGCATCGCAGTCACCTGCTGATGCGTACGGGCTGGCCAAATTGGTCAACCCAGACAACGTGCCGATGTTCTTCACAGGATGGCGTGACTCGGTGATGAACAAGATCACGCTGTACAAGTGGGCCCCCAAGCCCGATGCACGCGACCGTGTGTTCAACGCACTGCAGCCAGCGATCCGCTACTCCAAAGACCAGTGCCTTGACCTGCCGCCAGTGATGACGCTGACCCGTGAGGTTCCGCTGACGCCGCAGCAGGCCAAGTACTACAACCTGCTCAAAGACCAGATGCTGGTGCAGGCGGCTGGAGAGGTCATCACTGCGGTCAATGCCGCTGCTATGCTGAGCAAGCTGCTGCAAGTCAGTTGCGGCGCTGCGCTCACGGACACCAAGGAGGTGGTGGAGTTCGACGCTGGCCCCCGGCTCGGCGTGCTGGAGGAGGTGCTCGAAGAGACGCAGCGCAAGGTCATCATCTTCGCGTTGTTCCGCGCCAGCATCGAGACCATCCAGAAGCACCTGACAGCCAAGGGCATCACCAACGAGTGCATCCACGGCGGCGTGTCAGCAAACAAGCGCGGTGACATCATCCACCGCTTCCAGACCGACCCCGAACCAAGGGTGCTGGTCATGCAGCCACAGGCCACAGCGCACGGCATCACGCTGACTGCTGCGGACACGGTGGTGTTCTACGGCCCGTTGATGAGCGTGGAGCAGTACATCCAGTGCATTGCCCGTGCCGACCGCAAGGGGCAGAACTCCGACAAGGTGACAGTCATCCACATCCAGAGCTCCCCGGTGGAGGCCAAGATGTTCAAAGCCCTCGGAGCGAAAGTGAGCGATAGCTCACTTCTGACTGAGATGTTCACACTCGAAATAAATTCTTGAAAGGGGGTTGCGCTGCCAAAAAAGCCATGTAAACTGTCCAACGCTTGACAAAAATATAGGAGAAAGCAATGACCGAAGACATCGAAGAAGCACCGGAAGTCGAAGCAATTCCGCTCGACAAGCTGGTCGCTATCCACACCAAGATCAAGGCCAAGATGGAAGGTCTTGATCGCCAGCTCGCTGAGCTGGACGAGCAGCGCACGCAAGTGCGCCTCGCCATTAAAGACCAGATGAAGGCCCTCGGCCTGACATCGGTCCAGACCTCCACGGGAACCGTGTCGTTGATGAAGAAGACGCGCTACAACACACAGGACTGGGACTCGTTCAAAGCATTCGTGCTTGAGCATCAAGTCGTAGACCTGTTGGAAAAGCGCATCGCCCAAACCAACATGGCACAGTTTCTGGAAGAGAACCCCGGTGTTCTGCCGCCGGGGCTGAACTCAGTCACTGAGTTCGACATTCGTGTAACCAAAGCAAGAAAGTAACGCAATCATGAGCAACATTACGCTTTTCAGTTCGTCCAACGTCCCCGCATTTGCTCGTAACAACGAGTTGTCTGACACAGCCAAGGCCCTGACGGGCGGCGGTGCTGGTGTATCCACCAAGCGCATCTCCATCAAAGGCGGCGTGTTCCGTCTGGTGGCAGGTGGCAAGGAAGTCGCCGCCATCGAAGACCGTCACCTTGATGTCATCATCGTCCGTGCTGCCCCCAAGGTTAGCCGCATCTTCTACGCAGGCGCATACAACGCCGAAGCGATTGTGCGCCCTGACTGCTGGAGCAATGACGGCGAGAAGCCTGACGCAAGCATCACTGCTCCCCAGAGCAAGACTTGCATGGGTTGCCCACAGAACGAAGCCGGTTCCGGCAACGGCAACAGCCGTGCCTGCCGCTTCCAACAGCGCCTTGCTGTTGTGCTGGCCAACAACCCTGAAGGTGATGTGCTGCAACTGACACTCCCAGCTACCAGCATCTTTGGTAAGGAAGATGGCGACAAGCGTCCCCTGCAAGCCTACGCCCGCTTCTTGGCAGCGCAGACACCTCCGGTTAACCCCGAGCAGATCGTCACGCGCATGAAGTTCGACACCAAGGCCGAGTCTCCCAAGCTGTTCTTCGCGCCTACGCGCTGGCTGACAGACGACGAGTACCCGATCGCTGTGACGCAAGGCGACTCCGACGATGCCAAGAAGGCTGTGACCCTGACCGTGGCGCAAGCTGACGGTGTGAAGGCTGCGCCCATGAACATCGGCGGCGCTGCCCCCAAGCCTGTAACTAGGCCCATGGGTGAGCTGATGGACGAGGAAGAAGCCGCTGCCGTAGCGCAAGTCAAAGCCGCCAAGCCCAAGGCCAAAGCTGCGCCCGTTGCCGAAGCGGACGACGAACCTGAAGTGCGCAAGGAGACCGCCAAGGGCGGTGCCGTGCCTGCCAAGAAGTCCAAGCTGGCTGACATCGTGTCCGATTGGGACGACGAGTAATTGAATCGGGGCGGCACTGGGAAGCAGCTAGACGCTGTGGGACGCGTTCCCACTTTAAGTGCCCTTTAAGTCGCCCCACCTTTTTAAACACAGGAGAAATCAAATGAGCGAAACAAGCAGAGCCACAACATACGAGCAAGCCACCTACCGGAAAGACGGAGTAACTTTTGTTCCGCACTTCCGCAACAACAGTGTTTTTGTTGGCCCCGGCTACCCACGGCACAACCAGAAACGCTACACAGAGGCGGAGTTGGTGGAAGCAGGCGCAGTAAAGCAGCCGCGCTTCTTGTGGTCACGAGGCACCGCAGGCGTTGTCAACAACGCAAACCCATAACAACAACCATGGCCTACTCACAAAAAATTATTGATGATGTGATGAAGACGCCCAAGTCTCTGGGAAACCAGCTTGGGCGTTGGGCCATCCATTTGGATTTCCCCGTCACCAAAATCGCCTACGCTCTTGGCGTCACACGACAGACCGTCTACAACTGGTTCAACGGATCAGAGGTCTTTGTTGCGTACCGCCACCGCGTGGAAACCCTCTTAACAATTATGCAGTCCTCGCAGCACGCTGACGAGGCTTGGAGAAGAATATGTCACGAGTACAACCTCAAGCCCTGAGCAACGAAGAGCTGTTGCGCCACATCTACATGGCCAACTACAACGTGTCCGTTGACTTCGTGAAGGAGCTGTACGAGCGCTACGCTGCGCTGCTGGACACCGCGTCAGACGACCTCAAGTAACCCATTCCCAAGGACCTCCATGACTCCGCTCGATTTGATGGCGGCGGTTTTGCCGTCTCCGGGTAACGGCTATTACTGCGCGGTAGAGCTTACAAACAAAAAACAACACGTCTACGGACAAACACTTGAGGAACTCATGCCCACCGTTGAGAAGTGGGCGAAAGCGGGGCTGGACACATACTTTGCACTGGGCACGTTCGGCACGGACAAGGACCGTACCAAGGAGAACATGCACGCCAGCCAAGTGTTGGCCGTGGACCTTGACTGCAACCACCCCAAGGACATCCCGGTCCCAGATAAGAACGGCGAGCTGGTCATCAAGCCCAAGGCATACCCGAGCGCCAAAGCTGCGGCGCAGGCATTGCAGAAGTTCTGTGAGGACACGGGCCTTGCGAGGCTGGGCGACCCGTGGCTGGTGCATTCTGGTGGCGGCATCCACGCCTACTGGCCGCTTGACGAGATGCTGTTCAAAGAAGACTGGTATCCGCTGGCCAAGCGCTTCAAAGAGATGTGCATCAAGCACGGGCTGGCCATCGACACCGCTGTCACAGGCGATGCTTCCCGAGTCTTGCGGGTGCCTGACTCCACGAACACGGGCGTGAAGAACGGTAAAGCTGTGCGCGAAGCCACACGGGTACGCAGCATTGCTGACGGCGGCAGGTTTGAGGTGGCCGACATCGAGGCCATCCTGACGGCCGAGGGGTTCGGTCCAGACTTCGTGAAGAAGCCAGCCAGCTCCACGCTGGCGCTGCCCGGGCAAAGGCCAACGGGTGTCAGTGCACCGTCCACGTTGACAGCAATTGCGCAGAACAGCGTGACGTTTTTCAAAAAAATTCTAGTTAAAACCAAAAATGGCTCAGGCTGCGCACAGCTTGCAAACTACGTGGAGAACGCATCGGACGATGGCATGGAGCCAATCTGGCGCGGGATGCTCAGTTGGGCCAAGGTCTGCGCGGACGGCGAGAAGGCAGCTACATGGCTCAGTGACCTGCACCCCTACCCCCACGAGCGCATGCACCAGAAGCTGGCTGAGATCAAAGGCCCGTACTCATGCGCTGCCATGGACGACATGAACCCCGGCGTGTGCCGCAATTGCAAGCACTGGGGCAAGATCACCAACCCCCTGATCTGGGGCAGAGAAATGTCAGTGGTCACTGACGAGACCACGATCGAGGTGCAAAGCAGTGCAGCGGACAATGCCGCTACTGTGGAGATCGCCCAGCCTGAGCCGCCAAGGGGGTATGCGTATGGGGAGCGTGGTGGTGTTTTCTTGGAGCGGGAAGAGGAAGACGGTGACGGGCACGTTGTGAAGAAGCGTGTGTTGCTTTGTTCCAACACTATTTTTCCTGTGGACATCCTGAACAACAACGGCAGCCACGAGGTGCACTTCTGCGTCATCAAGAACAAACAGCTACATGAGGTGCTGGTGCCGCAAAAGTGCATGGCCAGCAAGGACGAGACGATCAAGCACTTGGCCAACCAGAACGTCATGGCGGCGTTTGGTTCAGGCAACGACCAGAACTTTTTCTCGTACATCCGCGCCAGCGTGGAGAAGATCAGCTTCGAGAAGAACCCCATCAAGATGCCGCCCAGCTACGGCTGGCAGGACGATGACACCTTTGTGTTTGCAAGCCGCGTGTACAGCCCAAATCGCCCACCCGTGATGGTGCCGATGACAGAGTTGCAAAACATTGTGAGCAGCACCAAACCCACTGGCTCTCTGGATGCGTGGAGAAACGTCATCAACATGATGGTGCGGCGCAAGATGTGGGATCAGTTGGCCGTGGTGCTGGCGGGGGCCGCCGCTCCCCTGATGCGCTTCACGGGTCTGCTGGGTATGACGGTGCACGTAGCCTCCACCGAGTCCGGCACAGGCAAGTCGCTGTCGCTCGACGCAGCAGCATCCATCTGGGGCCATCCGATCCACTACCGCACAGGCTCGGGCACATCACCTGTTGCTATGCAGCAACGCCTTGGTCATCTGCGCAGCCTGCCGCTCATCACGGACGAGATCACGACCAACAACCGCAAGGACTTTGAGTGGTTCCCTGCCTTCTTGTTCAGTATGAGCGAAGGGCGCGGCAAAGAGCGCATGGAGTCGGGCACCAACAAGGAGCGCCTGAACCTGTCTACATGGGCCACACTGGCGCTGATGTCCTCCAACCGCCCTGCCGTTGACTACATGACAGGTGAGCGCAAACACTCGTCCGAGGGTGAGCTGCGCCGCATGATCGAGTTCAACATGGACGTGAAGCTGGAGTGGTCGCAAGAGGAGATCGAGATCATCAAAACGCTGCCGTTTAACTTTGGCGTAGCGGGCGAAATCTTGGTGCAGTACTTGGTGGACAACATTGGGCTGCTGCGAGAGCTGGTGCCCGAGTGCGTACGCCGCATGTACGACGAGTACAAGGCCCCCAACGATGAGCGGTACTGGATGGCGGGTGTGGGCACGATCGTTGCAGCAGGCTTACTTCTGAGCGACAAGTACACGGGCATCGTCAACATCCCCTTGCAGGAGATCATTGAGTCGTACCGCCGCCAGATCGAACACCAGCGTCAGGCCATCAAGGGCGGCAAGCGCACGGCCGAGGATGTGCTCAACTCGTACACGCAGGAGTTCCAAGGCAAGTTTGTCATCGTCAAGTACGGCGAGAAGGCCAGCCCTGCTGCCATGTTTGGTGACGGTACAACGGTGGGTAGGACTACAACGCGCCAAGAGATCATGGGCCGTGTCGAGCATGGCGTTAATCCGGGCTACGTGGACTACTACATCGAGGAGCGCTTGCTGCGTGCGTACTGCTCCAACATGAGCTTCAGTTACGCCACGTTCAAGAAAGACATCGCGCAGTCGTTCATCGTGCAGCAGGTGGCCAAGAAAGACATGACTGCCAAGACGGACGGGCCTCCGATGCGCGTAGCAACACTGCGCCTGAGCGCGAACATGAGCACACTCGATGACACGGTACTCCAGAGTATTCCCATGGTTACGGGTTAAGAGGGGGCAGGGGTTTTTCGTCCCCTGCCTCGACACCGAGAAGGTGCGCAGCACCGGTCTCAATGAAGCGCTGCGCTGCCGTATCTTCGACGCTAAAGCATACCCCGCCGTCCACAAGGGACTTAGCGGGGTGTGGTTCTTTCGGTAGCAGCGTAGAACTGCAACGCCATCCGGTTTTGCATATCTTTGAGCTGCTGCACCTTTGCTTCTTTTTCCGCTCCGGACAGTTTTGGATTGGCAATGATCTTGCGCTCCATATCAAACAACTCGCCCATGCGCTGCCTGAACGACCCGGCCATTGGCGCACCGACAATCAGCGCCGCATTTTCTTTGGCATATGCAACAGCCCGATCTTTCTGGCCTCGGTTGATGTAGTCTTTGTACGTCTGCTGCGCTTGGATTACGTCGCCCATGCGATCGTACGCACGCTCGACAATGAACCGGCCCTCAGAAGGCTGGAACAACCCGCCAATAAACGGCTGACGCGATGCGCCAACAGGCATCTTCTCGCCCTCTGCTGCATCGCGCAGCAGCGGGTTCAGCGTGGACATGAGCGCCACACCCAGACCGCCGGTATAACCGCGAACAAAATGCTCGACCAGCAAAGGCGAGATGCCAACAGTGCCTGTCACGCTGCCCAAAGTTTTGGCCAGTTCTGTTGTGCCCGGACGGAAGCGTTGGCCTGCTTCCAGCAGTTTTTCACGCGCCGATTCAATTGGTCCAAAGGCCGTCTCGCCGTAGAAGGCTTCAATGATTGGCTTGGGGGCCGCAGGAACAACGCCCGGTGCCGAGTTCAGCAACAGTTTACCGATGGCTTTGGAGGCTTCGCTGCCCGTAGCACTGCCCATGGCAACATCCACAAGCGCTTGCGGAAGGCCCATGAACAACAAGCCCACTTCAAACGGGAATGGGATTTTGAGCGGGTCTTTGACGCCGGGGATGTTGACAAAAAAGTTGCTGTACCGTTCTTCCGGCTTGGCCTTCTTGTAGTCTTCGTCGTCTTGCATCATGAAGGCGTACGCCAACGAGCCCGCAAACAGCATGGCACCACGCGCTGCAATCTTGCGCTGAATCTCAAGCTGCTCGTTGAATGGCATGTCGCCCTTGAACGACCGGTACAGCACGTCCAGACCTTGAATCTGTGCGTTGAAGAACGGGACCAACGTGCTCATCATTTGCATGCTAGGCGACAAACCACGGCGACCAAAGTTGGCCGACTCCATGGTGCGGAACTGCGCCTTGGCTTCAGAGAACCCTTTTTTAATCGAGTCGTTGTATATTGTTGCCCGGGTAGCGGCATCAACTTGCAGCGCCATGGTGTCCAGCTTGCCCAAGAATTTATCCCAACCGCCGCGCCCGGCAGCTACGTCGGTTAAAAACTTCTGCATGTCGGCTTCGCCGCCAGTGTAGATGTTAGAGCTGACCACAAGCCCGCGCATAAGCGCCTGCTCAGCGGGGCTACGCCCCATTTGCATCTTGGCCAGTTCCCGCAAAGCGTTGGCAATCGGAACACCGTCCACACCCGAGACAATGAACGCGTTAGTCGGTTCACGAACCAACTGACGCACAATGTACGCCGGGCTGCGCGTAATGAACTTGCGCAGGATGTCAGCAGGAATGCCCATCATCTTAACGACATCAGGGATGGTTGTTTTGATACCTTCCATGCCGCGCACAATTAGCTCTGCCGGGATACCAAAAGTATCGGCATCAATTACCCCAAAGTAGTCTTCGCCGTCAACCTTGTAGTGAACAGTACTGGGGTTGGCCAGCCCTGCGCCTTTGCCCATCTTGGAAACAAAACCCGCCTTGTACAACGCGCTTGTCGTTTCCATCATCGCTTTGTTGTGCATGGCCATGCGAGTAAGCATGAACGTGTTTTGCACGGCGCTGGTCAAAATTGGTTGAATCTTCTTCTCGTCGCCCAAGAACTGCTTGAGGTCTGGGTTGTCTTTGATGTTGCCAATCGTGATTGGGCGCTCCCCCAACACAAACAGTTTGACGTTGCCGTCTTCAACTCGGTAGAAAGGCACGTAGGGCTGCTTGTTTAAGCGCCGAACTTCGTCCTTGCTCAAGTACCCCGACTGTGCGGCAAAGTTCAACAGACCTTCGTTGTACGTTTTGTACTCGCGCATTGCCTCTTCCATGGCGTCTTTAACCTTGGGGTTGGCGTTCATCTTGTTGACGTAGGCGTTGTACTCGGCTTTGGCCCCTGCGGGGTCTTTGGCCTGCAAACGCTCCCAACCGTTGGCTACAGCGTTGGCACGCTGTCCGGCAATCAGTACCGTCAGCATTGTTTCAGCTTCTTGAGGATTCATGCCGCCCGCCTTGGCTGCACGCTCAACCGCACTGCTGACGTTTACAAGGGTTGCACCGGGCGTGGACTCGTAGCGGTACTCAGTGGTAGTACCAACCTTGTCAGCAACAATGCGAACCGGGCCGGACGTAATGAACTGACCGGCAGCCTGTGTCACTTTGTCGCCCATACGCATGAAGTACTGGGCATTAAACGCTTCAGCAGACGACAGCTTACCCGCGCCTTCGGCCTTTATAAGCGCTGCATCCGCAGCACCGAGGCTGTCAAAATACTGAACACGCCCGGCCAAACCAAACAAGTTGCCTTTGAGGGTGGCCAGCTTGCCGGGTTCGTTTCCCACGATGGCCGATGCTGGCGGTGCTTCCCGGCGGAAGATAGAAGGCACAGCCTGCTTGCCCACATTCAACGTGCTCGATGGCGAGTAAATCTGCTTGATGAGGGCGCTGGTCTGGTCGCTAATCTTTGCAATCGGCTTGTTGCTCCACAAGCGAGTCAGTGCGTGCCAGAACCGTTTGTACCATGGCTGCTTGTCCACAGCAGCGCGGAACTCGCGGTTGGACTGCATCTCCGACACAAACTCTTCTACGTCGCTGATACCGTACTCGGTCTTCAAGTCCCGGCGCTTCTCAAGCTGTTTAAAGATGGCAATGATCTCCCGCTTGGCGTTGCGCTGTTGCGGCGTCAGAGCGTCATCAGGAGTGCGCAAAACTTTTAGCGTCACCGCGTGCACAGCTTCGTGGATGATGTCCTCATCGTTGATTGCTTCAGGGCGCATCCGCACAGTGTTGTTCTGCGGTGTGTACAGCGCAGGCACAGGCTGACCATCGTGCATCAGATCAGGGTCAATCACGACTTTAGTGCGCGTCAGCAACCGGCGAATGTCTTCTGCGGTTTCTCGTACCAGCGGGTTGCTACTGTCCACGGCCAGTCGCTCAACAGCTTCAACAAAACGCCCGTCCATGATAGCGTCTTTGACCGCAAGGTTTGACTCGGTCCGAGCAGCATCTGGGTTGTATTGGACGGCTACGTCAAAACTGCCTTCATCACTGATACCGCGACGGCCGCGTTGTTCGGCTTGCTCAAGCTCTACGCCTGCTTCTTCTTGGCCGGGTTTGGCAGAGACGTTCCGAGACTCTTCAATCGCGTCTTCTGCTTGTTCCTTGGCCGATTTGTTAGATTTAAGCCCTGCCGCCACGTTAGCTTCGGCGTCTTTCAACATTTGAAATGCGCGGTCTCTCGCCTGCTCCGCTTCTTCTACAGCATCTTTGGCCAGCTCTTTGGCCGCAGGTGTCTTAGCTGCTTGGTAGTCAGCCTCTGCTTTTTCAAAAACAATTTTTGCCGCGTTAAAACGTTCACGCGCAGCAACAACGGTAGCAGCTCCGGGAACCCGGATGATGTCGTTACCTTCTTTAATTTTTTCCTTGACCTGCGCATCAGTCATGCCGTCAGTAGCGGCATCAAAAGCTGCTTTGAGTTCGGCCTTGCGCTCTCCGGTAGCGGCATCCAGTTTTTGTTTCAGTACCGCCAAACTTACTGAGTTGGCATCGGCGCGGTTCATATCCGAAGCTGTCAGACGCACTGCGCCTGCTTGCATGGGTCTGTTGCCCTTGGCAATAGCTTCCCTTGACTCCGCCGTACCAGACAGCATCTGGCTTGGCGGCTGCGTGCCCACACGCGTAACAGGGCCAACACGTTGGCGACCCAAACGAGTGCCGGGTTCAGCCAACGGCTCCACACGTTCAACAGTGCGATCTTCCGCACCTTCGCCCACCGGCGTAACAACGCGCTCGCCCAACTGGGTGACGCTTTCGTAGTCCCGTTCCAGTTGTTTGACGATAGGCGTCAGGCGCTGAACTTCTGCTACGTTGTCTTGAGCCTGCGCTTTTTCCAGCTCGGCTTGGCGAAGGTTCAGTGTGTCGCGTACCACCTTACGTGTCTTAACCACCAACGACGAAGTCGTATCGCTTTCGTAACGAGTTCCGGGCAAACCCAGACCTTCGCGGATGCGGGCCAGAGCAGCGCGTTCGTCGGTGGTGTACCTGAACGCCGCCAGTTGATCTGGGGTTTGTTTGGCTGCTTCTTTGCGCTCAGCAACTCTGGCCCCAGCAAGTGCTTGATTGGCTTTCTTCAACTGTGCCGCCGTCTCGGCATTTTCTTTTGCGGCGGCTTCCAACTGCGGAGTCAACTTTTGAATCTTGTCAACTTCAGTGTCAATCACACCCCTGATGTCGTTGCCGTAAGCGCGTGTCAGCCCCAACTGTTCCAGTCGTGCTTTCTTATACGCAAACTGGTACTGCGCAAGTTCCGCTGCTGCATTGTTGTAGGCGTCAAGCAGAGTGTTATACCCACCAAAACCAGAACGCCGCAGCCAGTCCGCCAACTTCATTGCGGTTATGTCGCTGACTTCGCCGGGTGCAATAGGCAGTAACGCCGACTGACGCTCAAGCGCAGTGTTTAGCTCGGCCAGCGTAGCTGTTTTGCTTGCCGAATCTGGCAGTTTTTCTGCTGCGGTAATTTGCTTCAACGTGTTTTCGCGCAGCTCGTTAAGTTTGCGTTTGAACGAATCCAGCTCTTGTTGCGCAAAATCAAGTTCTTGGGATGCCAGAAGCGATGCGGCGTTTTTCTCTTTGATCAATCCGTTAAATGCCAAAGTCCACGCATCGCCTTTGCGTTGGGCTTCTGCAAGCAACGCGCCAATTGTCTGTGTAATATCCTTCAGGTTACCTTCATAGGCTTCCTGCGTTTTTTTGTGCGCTGCTTTAATGCCGCGAATGTCGTCTTCTACTTCGTTTCGATACATCTCCACAGCGCCGCGCTTGGTGCCAAAACGTCCCAGACGAGAAGCAATTTGCTCCTTCATTTCCGTCAGACGAGCAATCGCGTCTCCAACGGTGTTGCCCGCAGTGGTTGTTTTGAGCGCGGCATAAGTCTGCTGCATGTTCTCAACCTGCTGCAGTTGCGCAGGTTCCAAACCGCTTGCCAAGAGCTTTTCAATTTCGGCTTCAACGTCTGTGGCTACGCTGTCAGGGTACACCTGAACAAGCGCGTTGTTCATGTTCTCAATGTTTTTGGTAGAGCGGGCAATCTGTTTTTCCAACGACTCCTTTTCTGCGGCCTTACCTGTTGCTTGTTTTTCAACGTCCTGTTGATACGCACGCAGCATGCGAGACGACAGCGCTACTTTTGCTTCAGGCACAGGCGCAGATGTTTTCTTTTCCACCTTGGTAATGCCCCAGCTCGACAGCTTCTTGGGCAGTGTACGAACTTGCCCAGATGAAGTGCGGTAGCCTTCGCCTGCAATCAACCGTTCTGCTTCTGCTGTGCCGGGCGCAGCGCCGGTACGCACAGCTTCTTGCTGTTCGTAAGCGCGTTGACGGCGTTCAAGATCGGCCATCTCGGCACGGACTTTTTCTTGCTGCTGCAGGTTGTCTTGCAGTGCGTTTTCCGCCAGCTTGCGGTTGCTACCTTTAACAAGGTTGTTGAAATAGTTGATCTCTTTGCGCTGCTCCTCGGCGCGTTCAAGGTCGCGGGGGGTTGCAACAATGCGCTTGGGGTAGCGCTTGCTCAGTACGGCCGCTTTTTGCGGTGGCCATGTTTTTACGATCGGGTCATTTGACTGCACCAAGAACGCTTCGTACTGCTCTGTTTTCATAGCAGCTACTTGGCGCAAGTAGCGGGTAGGGTCCGAGTCCCCTGACGCACGCGCTTTGCGCAGCTCTTCTTCCACGTTTTTCAAAGCTACCAGACGCTGCTTGGCGTCCTGCAGTTTGGCAGGGTCCACAGCCTTAAGGCCAGCGCGGCGTTCAAAACCGGGCAAAGTGCTGGTGCGTTCGCGTGGTGCAGTTTCCCCGCGCTCTTCCAGTTTGGCAATTTCAAATTCAAGATTGCTAATGGCTTTTTCAACCGCAGCAACGCTTTTTTCTTCGCCCACAGTTTTAAAGTAGTCAAGTTTTGATTTGGCGTCCTCTAGCGCCCTAGTAAGGCTGGCCATTGTTGACTCACCTTGCTCACCGCGCTCACGCTCCCGGGCTTGTGCAAACTCATCAAAGCGTTCGCTTCTGCGGCCAGACGCTGCTTGCAACCGAGCTTCAGTTTCTTCAATCTGATCTTCGACTTGGCGCAGGCGTGGCGTTTCTTTGCTGTACTGTTCGGCCAGCGCTTGCAGTTGGGGCGTAGCGCCAACTTGACCACGGCGCTCCATACCTGCGCGAATGTCATCGCGCTCTTTGTACAGAGCGTCCAGCTCACGCTGAATGCGGTTCTCTTTGCCACGCGCTTTTTCCAAACCGCCAAATAAATCAGCAGTTCCGGGAGCCGTTTCTTCCGCTTCAAACAAAGGCGTTTGACGTTCGGTCAAATCGGCGTATGTCTTTTGTACGTTGTCCAATTCGGTCAACGTGCTGTCACGCAAATCTTTGAGGTCGTTGAGGCGTGCCAGTTTTTCTGGATCAGATGGGCGTCCAGCTTTTTGAATGGTGACGTTGTACTCTGCAAGGCGTGTGCGCAGCTCTTTGGCGCGGTCCATCAAGTCTGCGGCTTGCTCAATCGGAGCAACGCTGGCTTTCTGGGCAGCGGGCTTAGCCGGTGCTGGGGTTGTTTTAGCTGCTGCGGATGCCTTGCGTGGGGCAAGCAATTTAAGTTCACCTGTGTCGGGCAACACGCGGGTAATTGCTTCTGTAGCAGGCATGCCTTGCTCAGTTAAGCGTTTGATACCAAGGCCTGAACCAACGGCTTTACCTTCTAGCTCAAGATAGGCTTCGGTTTCGCCGGTAATGTTGTCACGCTCAACAATGATGTTTTGTGGTTCGCCATCTACCGTGGTCTCATAGCGATACCGGGTAAGGTCTTGGTTTACTTCGTTGTTCTTGTATATGCGCGTGCGTGTGCCGCCGTCACGGGTAACGGAACGCTCCAACTTAACGCCCGGACGAAGTTCTTTAGACTCGATAATGCTGTCGCTGCCTTCCCCAGCAGGGACATCTGCGGCAAGCTCTTTCTGTGCACCAACGTCAAACAACGAAGCCTGACCAAGCGTTTGCCGTTTTTGTTGCGCTTGCTTGGCTTGGGCTTCATCCGCAGTCAAGGCTTTTTCGCCGGTAATGTACGGCAGCATGCGGTCAATGAGCTCCGCAACACGAGCATCACTGGCTTGTGTGATTTGGGAAGCAGCATCGGGCTCACGAACGGCTTTGTCCCGTCCAATTTTTAATTTGCGCTCGACTTGTGCAAGTGTGTTTTCAAGAGTGGCTGTTTCGGTGCGCACCAACTCCAGCGCTTTTGACGGGCCGTACTTTGAAAAAGTGTTGTACTCGGCCTCAAGGTCTCTGAGCTTGGCCTTGATCTGGTCGCGCAACTTCTCGCGGTCTGCACTACGAAATGCGTTTTCCTTGGCTTCTTTGTCGAACGACGCCCAATCTTGCTCGTTTTCACGCACCAACATGCTGGCGCGTGTTGCCAAGTTAAGTTTGCCGCCGGGTTGCACACGGTATGGCTGCGCACGTTTTACGCGTTCACTGGCGGGTTTGCTGGCTTGGCGCATGATCTCACGCGCTTCATCCAACCGAGCTTTACGCAATCCCACTTCAAAGTCGGTAAGCCCCTTTTCCCCCATGCGGAACAAGGCGTCTGTCTCTTTAGCCACGGTTTCGCTACGACGTTTGGCTTCTTCCCGAGCGGTTGCAATTTCATCAGCCAGCGCTCTGTCAGACGCATCCCCCGTATCAAACGCCAACTCGCCTTGTTTCTCTTCTTGGGCAAGCTGTGGGGTCAAGCGGCGAATAGCTTCAAAGTCACCGGTGGCTTTAGCCGCGTCCATCTTATCGCGCAAGTCGCTCACGGACGGCATCTGCGTCACGGTCTGCACAAACGGCTTAAACTGCTGCAGGTTTTTAAGTGCAGTTTCCAACCGTTCCATGTCGGTAATGATCTTCTGCTCTTGTGCGGTGGTGGTTGCGTCAACCAGTTTTTGCTGAGTCTGCTCTAGCGCAGTTTGCAGTTGCTTTTGCGCCGTGTTGTACGTGTCCGCATCGGGCACCAGTTTTTCCAACGTGCCTTCTAGCGCATTGATCTGGTTTTGGAGCGGCTGCTGTTGGGCAGGTGGCAATCCTGCCTGTTTCTTTTTCAGATCGTCAATACGTGCTTTGATCTGTGTGGCTTGCGCAATGTCGGACGTGTCCTCGGCTTGGTACGTTGGTTCTTTACCAAAGACAGCTTCGGTGGCTTTCTTCTCTGCGTCCATTTTGCGCATGAGGGGCGTAGCTTCAACGCGTTCCCGAACAAGGGACTCGTATTCAGGCGTTGCCCTAAAGTCTTTGAGCTCCTGAACTGCCAGCTTCTTTTGCTCGGCGGCAAATTGCTTAGATGCGGGGTCAGTGCCTTCCGGCTTTATTTTGGTTTTTTCTTCAAGCTCTTTCTCTTGCTTAACCAACGCGTCGTATCGCGTCTGCAGGTTCGTCAGGTACTCTGGCTTGGCGCGTTCTGCGGCCAGTTGCTGTTTTGCTTCTTCGGCGCGTTGAGCTTCCACCTTGGCGGCGGCTTCGGTCTCAAGACGAACGGCTTCTCTTGCTTGGGATTTTGCACCGCCGCGCTCGAACGCACGGCCGACTGGGGCAATAGCGCCACCCAAAACGGCTCCGCCGATAAAACTCTCGATGTACTCCTTGCGGGCTTCTGGGTCGGTCAGGCTTGTGCCTGCTTGCAATCGCTCCAGCACTTGTTGCACGGTTTCGGTGAAACCTTCACGGCCCATGGCCATGCCTGTCTTAGCGGTGTAGTCCATGGCCGCTTTGCCCAGCGTCTGGCTGGCAATCGCCTTGGCTTGCTCGGTTGTCAGCTTGGAGCCCACGGAGCCGAACAGCTTGCCCACACCGGGCACCAACGCCATGGCGGCGGTGTCAATCAGTGCTTGAGGGATAGCTGCGCCAAAGGCTGCAGCTCCGCTGGTCTCTGCCAGCGTCTTGCCGGTATCCATCTGCGCGGCAAGGTTGGAGCCCGTGAACTGGCCAGTGGAGACAGCGCCTGCGCCAAGCAAGCCTAAGCCAGCAGCAACCGGGGCGGACACAGGAGCGGCCAAAGCCGCAAGACCTGCGGCGGCTGGAGCCGCCATGTAGGGCAGCGAACCACCAAGTGTTTCTCTAAACTTTAGAAACGGAGCTTCCGTCCAGCCTTTTTCGGTGGGGGTGAAGCGAGCGGCGGCTTCAGCTTCTTTTTCTTTTTGGTATTTTTCGGCCTCAGCAACGTCCATGAAACCGAGCTTGGCTGCTGTCAGCGCAGTCTGTCCCTTGAGACGCGAAGCTCCGGCAGAAGCAGCGGCAGTTAAGCCGGTGGTGTCTTGCTTGGGCTTTTCTGAAAAAATTTCTGGAAATTTTGTCTGGGCCAGAGACATGGCCTCCTCGTAAGACATGCTGTCGGGGACTTTAAGCGAGTCGCCGTTGGGAAGCTGGAGGTATTTGGCCATAGCGTTTTAACAGTGTAAACCCTTGAAGTGAAAACGCCGCAGCGGGTTGGACTGCGGCGCTTGTGCTATTTTGACAGAACTCAGTCTTCCGTCAAGTCGTAGACCTTCCCTCCGGTGGGTGTGGAAGAGAAGCCAATCCCTGAAGCATACGAAGCCAAGAACGGGTTGTTCATCAGCGCTTGGCGCAACGCGGCGGTCTGCATAAGCTGTTTCTTTGCAGGCTCGGCCATCATGTAATCCTGATCTTTGCTCAAAACATCCATGACCTTTGCTTGCATTTTGCCGTACTCGGCTCGAACTTTGGCTTCGTTTCCTTGGGCTGCGGCCAGTATTTTGTTGCGCTCGTACCCCGGACCTGCCGCGATAGCGGCGGCTTCTTTCCGCCCTTTAATTTCTTTTTCAAGGTTGCGCGATTGTTCCGCTGCATTGAACACCGCTTTGGTATCTTCACGCTTAAATCCGTACATGTCCTTCGCAGCGTCCACGGCCATCTTCTCGATGTCTGTTTCTGTGCGATTGATCTGGCTCTTGAACTGGCGGCGCTCTTTAGCCGTCATGTTGGCCTCGTTGCGGCGGAACTCCTCGATCTGATCGCGGGCGTCGTCCATTTTTTCCTGCGCAGCACGCAGCTTTTCCAGACCAGCGCCGTAGGTTTTGAGACCTACCTGAGCGCCTTTGCCAACAGCTTCGGCCAGTTTGCCCGGTGTGGACATAATGGCCAAACCGGCTTCCAACAACGCCAAGCCTGTGTTCTCGTCTTTACGCTTGCCCAGATCAGCTTCGCGTTTGGACAGGCGTTCCTCGCGGCCTTTAAAGGCTTCTCCCCGGGCAGCAACGTCTTTCTCAAAGTCTTCAAACTCACCCTTAGATTGCGCACGCATTCTTTCAGCCAACTGGCTACGTTGCCAAGCCAGATCGGCATTTGCCTCTGGCCCCATACCCATGGCTTTTTGCATGGCAAGAAAACGCTCAATCTCGGATTGCTCAGGCGCAGCGGCAGCGGGTCCAGCTCCAGCACCGGGACGTGGCGCGTTACCGCGCTTTTTATCGTCTGCGAGGGGCGGCTGTTCCGTCTGCAAAGGCTGCGTCAGGGGCACGTTCAAGCGCGGGTCACCTTTCATGCCAGCACGTGTGTACCCCGGCCCCGGCATTGAGCCCGTAGGTTTGGTAAGTTCAGCAAGCTCCGCTTGACCTTCGGCTTCGCGCTCAGGCGAACCAAACAGGTAATTGGCAAAGCTAGTTTTCTGGCGAGCGTCCAGCATTTCTTGCCGACGTTGCGCCATAGCCTGTTCTTTTGCGGCTTTTTCCGCATCTTCTTCGCGGTTGCGCTGCCACCACTTTTTATATGCCGCAGGGATGCTCGCCAAGTCTTGCACAAACTGCGACTGCGAACCGTTAAAACGCGCAACGCCACCTTCAGCCATCATCATGACGGGGTCTTGGCCGTAGGTCATGCCGCCTTCGTCGTAGCCTTCGTATCCGGCAATACCGCCATCGGCCATGCCCTGCATGTTTTGTGCAGGCAGCGCCGCAAGACCGCCCTCGGCCATCATCATGACGGGCTCTTGGGGCGACATCTGGGCTATTGCAGCATCTACGACTTTGGGCTGCTCCTGCATACCTTGCGCAGCTTGGGCTGCCGAACGCAGTTCTTTGCGACGGTTGGCCTCGGATGCAGCAAGCGACACAATGTAGGGGTCGTTCTTGTTAGCCAACGCGTAATTCTGCAGCGCCGAGTCCGGCTGCAGCTTGGCCAGCATGGACGTGAGGTGATTGACGTTAATTCCTGCCATGATGTTTCCTTATGCCATGTTGGCAATTGCCAAATCGGCCAGACCAGAACCTACGCGACCACCACCAGCAAACGCGCCCAGCCTGCTCAGACCCAGCGCGGCAGTACCCAGACCAACTGCTTGTGATGTGGTGGAGGGTGGGGGTGTGAACATGGACTGCGACTGCTGTGTCAGAGGCAAACCACGGATCATGTCGGACATGAACGCCATCTGCTGGTATGGGCGCTGCTGCGCGTTCAAGAAGTCCTGATACTGTGCATTAAGAATGTTCTGGGCCTGCTGTTGCTGCTGACCGCCATACTGGTTCTGCAACCTGTTGATGTCCAGCATCTGACCAGCGTACTGACTACCGAGCGTGCCCAGTTGACCCGCTGCACCCAACGCCAATTGCCCGCCTTGCATGCCCAGACCTGCGCCGTACTGCGAAGACTGCTCTCGCAGTTGAGCGGCTTGCTGCGCAGCTTGCTGCTCCGCGTTGAACTGGTTCATGGCTTGGCTATAGGCATCCTGCGTGCCTTTGTTCTGGATGTCGCCCATCTGCATAGCCAAGTTGCGCTGGGCTTCGGCGTTCTCAATGGCTTGACGTGCACCACCAAACGCACCGGCTCCTGCAGCTTTGGCACCGCGTTGGGTGCCTGCAATATCCGCTTGGCGCTGGGCTTCGCGCTTGTTGATGTCCACCACCTGCTGCATGTACGGCGACATGTACTTGTCCGCAGCGCCGGGCTGCGTGAAGCTCTGCGACTGATACTGCGAGGGGCCGTACTGAGCGTTCAGGCCACGCTGCGCGGCCAAATTGGCAAGCCCCGAAGCTGCTTCAATCTGCCCTGCGGGCTGCATGGAGCCAATGTTTGCGTACGACTGCTGCTGCAGGGGGCTAAACTGTGCGTAACGCTCGCCTTGGTACTGCAGATACGGGTTGTTTGCTACGTCAGTGAGACCCGCTGCTTGCCCCAGCAGCGACTCTGCATAGGGTTTCAGTACGTCAGAAAAGCCATACTGCGTTTCGGTGGTTTGGGTTGCCATGTCTTGGCTCCTTATGCGGGAAGGTATTTCTCAGAGCGGCTGTTAACAGCTACACGTTTCTTTCCGGTGGTCTTACCCCGGGCTCTTTGCACGCGGTCCATCATGGCGTACAGCTTGCGTGCGCCTGCTTCGGTAGAGCCGTTGCCCAGCTCAGACACGATACGCGCTGGCACCACAAACTCGCCATCAGCCAAGCGTGCAGGTTGCTTATTGCCGATTGTTGCAGGGATGTCGTCAGACACGCCGTCACCGGGGCCGCGCAGCAAGCGACCGCCATCAGAGTAGCCGCCGAGGTTGTACCCGGCCTGACCGCCACCAGCCAGAGCACCAAGTCCGCCAAGAGCCATGCGGCGTGGCATCAAGCCGCCGGTAGCGCCGCTAGTGGGCTCATTATCAGTGGTGGTGGGTGGGGGTGTGGTTGTACTCGCCCCGATTTTTTGAGAGACCCATTTCTTTTGGTCTTCTTTCCACACCCATTCGTTACCCGTGCCGGGGTTCCCAGTAGGTTTAATGTCCTTGTTGGACGAGTACATGCTGGCCGATGGTTTTGGCTTGAGCATTTCGTACCCGGGGGTCTCGTAGATCGGCTTCGCAATTGGCGTGTTTGGAGGCAGATACGGGTTGACCGGGTATGCGCCTTGGCCAAACAGATACTCGTAAGCCGCACGTGAACCACCCGTTGTGACATCCTTGATGGCCGGGGTGACTGGCACTTTTGGGTCCGGGTTGTACGGGTCCGTGGGTTTTTTTGGTTCGGTTGGCGTAGTGGGCGTAGTGGGGGTTGTGGGCGTAGTAGGCGTAGTAGGCGTAGTTGGTGCCGTAGACGCGCCTGCACGCATCTGGCTACGGCGTGCTTCACGTTCGTTCTCTTCCCGAGCCTGTGTCAGCACGCGAGGGTCGGTATAGGGGTCGATCCCTTGCTTCTTGTACACGTCCGCCAGCGTGCCTTGCCCATAAGGGTTGGGTTGCTTCAGCATGTTGTCGATGTACGCCTTGTCGTTGGCCGTCGATTTGTAGTCCGACATACCGCCAAACGAGGGGTCTGCGCCAGCTTGCAAGAAGATGTTTTGGTAGCCTTTTGGTGAGCCGCCCACGGCCGTGGCAATGTCGTTGACGTTCACGCCGTACTGAGTCATCAGCCCCATCAGTTTTTGTGGGTCATTGCGATATTGGTCAAACGTACCACGGATAGTTCGCAGTTGTTCGGGGGTGTAGTTTTGCGAGTAGCCCTGCTCTACAGTGCCGCCCAGTGACGGATCGTTTGGGTCCCAACGGGAATCGAAACCGCCGCCACCAACAACAGGGCCGGTAGGTGCATTGGGGACATTGGAACCCGGAGCAGAGCCCGCAGCGCCGTATTCACGGGCACGGGCAAGCTCGGCATCGCTCACACCATACTGCGCTTGCGCAGCGGCAAGTGCTTCAGGGGATGGGTTTGTCTGCAGGAAAGCATTGACGCTGGCCAATTGCTCTTCGGACAGTCCGCCTTCGGCAAAGGCAATGGCTCCGCCGTTGGCAAGGGCCATCAAGCCACCAGCCTTAGCGCCGATCGGTGTGCGTGCGTTGGGGTCACCGGCGTATGTGTACTCGGACATGTTGCGCGTACCCCACTCATCGGACCTGACTGGATCGAAGTACTCGTACTTGCCAGTGCGCCAGTCGTAACGGGCAGGGCGGATATACCCGGGATCACGCTTGGTTTCAGGCATCTTCTCTTCGTCGTCTTTTGCCAGCAAGGACGAAGCGCCTATAGAGTACAGAGCGTTCTTGTTGGCCCCTGCAAACTTTCCAATCGTGCCTTGGTCGTAGATGCTCTGTGCGCCTTTGCTCAGCGCGTCCAGCCCTGTGGGTGGGGCATACGCCGCAGTGCTCAGTGAGCCCGGATCAGTGCTCGGGAGAGGCGTGTATGGTTCAATAGGGGTGAGTTGTGCTTGAGCGGATGGGTTAAAATAAGGATTACTCCCAGCGCTACCGGCAGGTTGCCCAGCCGAAGCGGCGGCATCATTTGCAACGGCCATTCCCGATTGATTGGCCGCGTTTTGTGTGGCGACAGCGGCGGCCTCGTCCGCAACGGCGGTTCCAGATTGCTTAAATGCTTCCTGTGCAGCAGCTTCGCCCACACCTGCAGCGGCAAGACTACCCGCCAACCCAGCGCCGCCGAACGCTCCAAGACCGGCCAGCAAACCTTCCTTTAAGCTGCCTTTGGCCAAACCAAAACCCGCACCAACCAGCGCGGCGGTCTGCCATGCGCTAGTAATCCCCAAGGATGCCCCACCCGTAGCCGGGGCCAGTGCAATACCCAGAATGGCGGGTAACAGCTTCTTGAGGCTGAACGCTTCAGGCAAGCCCGTTTCTGGGTTGATGGTCAGCTTTTCACCGTGCGCTCGTGCAAGGGCGTGCAGGCCAGCAACTTCATTGGGTGACATGTGCACCAGCATTGAGTCGCCGTAACGTCCTTTGGAGGACATGTCTTGGGCAAGGGCATGTAAGCTCATGTCAGACCTTTATTTTCAGTACTTTTGTGGCGCTGTCGTAGTAGACAGAACCCACACGTAGGTTAGCAAAATCCGCGTCGGTAGGCAAGCTGGCAACAAACGCTCCGGGAGTCGTCGGATCGGGCTGCGAAAAGCTCAGTCCCGAGATGATTTCCGTACCGTTGCGCTGCGTAGACCCGGCCATTGGACCCGGAGAAACAAGCTGGTTAAAAAACAAGCGCATCACGTTGGTGAGCCTGTCCATGTACTGCCGATTGTATTCCTCTGGGGGCAGGGGTAGGTTGGGCGCAGTTGTATTAGATTGAGCCATAGCTTACCTCCGCCCGTCAGGTCTGATGTCGAAGCGAGGCGCTCCAAGCTGCCACGTGGTGCCCACTTGGGTGGAGTCAATCTTGAAGATCATCTGCCGACCGCGCACGCGGGTGTAAATCTGCCCGGTGAATTCTTCGGTAATCACGTAGTTGCTGCCCTTGACCACGCTCTGGCCTACGGAAGCTGTGACCCCGGAGCCTGAGTTTGTAAGCCCTTGCAGCGTCATTGTGACCTGCGGGGCAGGGGAGGTTGCCGACCCCTCAAACGTCAAATCCGGTAGCACCCGCCAGACAAAACCAAAGTTGTGGCCATCACCAATGTCAAATTCTGAAGACGAAATGTTCGCCACAATAGGGGCAGGCGTTGCTGTGGAGTTGTCGTCCACACCGTCTTCGTGGTTGACAATGTTGTTGATGTATGTCGCAGCAATTGGGTAAGGCTGCAGTCCAGTGTCCAGCCAAGCGGTGCGCCCTAGCGTGCCGTAATACCAGATTTTTTCGAGGTAGTTGTAGATGACGTACTTGTCCACCACGGTGGAACCTGCCGAGCAATAGAACCACCAGACCTCGTTAAAACCCTCGTTGGTGCCCGCGAACACCTGCACGGCCTGATCTTGGTTGAAATCGCTGAACACGTATCGGCGCAGGTCGCAGTTGAGCGTCTGCACACGGCCGTCATACACGTAGAACTTGTCCACGCCCATCCAGTAAATCACCCCCGAAGCCAGCGCCACAGCGTTGGGGCCTGCGATAGAGATGTTGTCCCCAAGCAACTGCGTGCCCCAAACATAGGGTGGCCCAAGGTACTGCAGCGAGTACAGCGCCTGATCGGTGAACGTGACAATTTCCTGTCGGGTTTGGATGGCCGTGACAATTTCAGAGCCGTGCGACAAGCGGATACTGCCTGCTTGGTTGGTGATGGCCGGAGCCCACGTAAACGGGTCTTCCTGATCCGACCAGCGGATTAGCATGGGGTCAATCGTTGACGCGCCGTAATCGTTCGTGCCAAACACCAGCGTGAAGCGGGACGCATCGGAAACAATCAGCTTGTTTTGGAACAGCGGCGTGTCTGCGTCACCTGACACGGTCAAATTGACCCCCCGGGTAGTAACCCCCGATGAAGCAGTCCAGTAGTAAACACCCCCGCCACGCGGCCCAAAAATTAAATTTTCGCCAAAATTAAACTGGTTCCACAACTGCAAAGGGATCGGGTCTGCAGTTCCTGTGCCCCACGGGCCAGCACCCCAACCGCCTGCGCCCCACCCGGTCAACGGGGTTTGAATATCGGGGCCAGTGTTGAGTTGGTACGCAGCAACGACCGAAGCACCGCCGCCGGGGGAACCTGACACGTCCGTAGCGTTTGCCACTGCAGAAACAGTGATGGTGTAGCTGTTCACACTCAAAACAGTGACTTGGTACTCTGCGTTCAGCACGCCCGCCGTAATATTGCCGCCAAGGCCAACGGCTCCGCTGAAAGTCACAAAGTCTCCGGTGCCGCAACCGTGCGCCGTGTCTGTGACGGTGATAACGCTGGAGCCCAGCGTGGCCACGAATGGGTTATTGTTGATGGTGCTGGATGCGCGGATTGGGGTGATATCGTAGTACTGCCCGCCCAGATTGATGTAAAACTTCAGGTTTGTGCCAACGCCCAGCAGGTTGGCCCCGCCAAGGGTAATCCAGTTCCACAACGACCGGCAGACACCTAAAAACGTGAAGGCACTAAACCGTGTCCAGCCGCCAATCTTCTCGGGGTTGCCCTGACGGAACCGGACTTTGTCGCAGTCGTACCAGCCGCCTTCGGTGGTATATCGCGTGTTTTCCCGGTTGACCCCCGGCTTGAAAAGTAGTTTGGAAAGTGGCATGGGGGTATTCTCCTATTAACTCAGGAACAACGCAATCTCTGCTTCCCGACGCTTGACCAGCCCGGGGAGAACCTTGCCACCACCCTTGGTCCAAGCCCTAAAAGCCTCGGCTGCACCGTCCCAGTCGCTTCGGTTGGCCCTCATGCGGATGGTGCTGCGTTGGAGGTTGCCCAGTCCGAAGTTGAAACTTATAGAGACCAGAGCGTCAAAGCTGCCTTGACGCCCAACCACACCGGGCACAAGACGAAGAACACCCCGTTCAAAAGTTCCGACATCAACTCGGAATAGTTCGTCGATTTCCGTTTTGGTCCAGACACGGTTGTCCTCCGGCTTCAGTGGATATTCTTTGCGGATCATGGGAATGTCAGCCTGCGTCTTGCCTTCGGGGCGCATCACAGGTAGCCTGATCTGGTCTTGGTACAGGACATGGCCGTAGCCAATCGTCCAGATGTGCGCAGGGCAGAGGTAGGGCCGGGAGCGAAAGCCCTCGTACCGGTGCATCAGGTCTTCGCCTGCCTTGCTCAGTTTCACTTCTTGCTCCACTGACGAGAACCGAACCAAAACCCAATGATGCCGCCCAGCATCGCCATCTCGTCAGCGCTGAAGATTAGGTCCGAATAGCGGATGATGTCGTCAATGCCGGTAATCAAACCCGGTTGCTGGTACAGGTACCAAGCCATAAAGGCGTTGATCGCTACCAGCTCCAACACGAAGATATAAGTCACCGTTGGGCGCACAGTGCCCACATAGCTGGCAACCCACTTGCTGGCTTTCTCAAGCACCTTGGCGTCATGCTCAAGAGCCGCCTCGGTCATCCGGGCATCGGTCTCCATTGCCACTTGGTCAGTGCGGACCTCTTCGATCTTCAGTTGGGCAGCAAAGCCCTGCGCGGCCATGGCAAGCTCACGCTCGTTTTGGAGCGCAGCCAGCCGGAGTTCATGGGCCTGATCCGCTTTGTTTTGGAAGTAGTCCAACAGTTTGGGAAGGCCGGAGATCAGCAGACCCCCGAGAGTTGAGAACAGTGAAAGCATCAATTACCCCTTTTAGTCAACATTGCGCTGGCGATTTCCAGCATGAATTTTACTTGCTGAATGTCTTGCGGTGGCTCTGCCCAACCCACCGTAATTTGACCCACAAACCTATGGCTGTCTGGCGGAACACTCACCCGGCAAGTGTAGGTTACACCTTTGTCCAGATACCACAACCCCACCTCGGACTGCGCGTAGCGATACTCTGAGCATGGAATCTCGTTGGTCATTAGCTTGATCACGTCGGCGTTGTTGGCCGAGTTCTGGCTGAAAAGCCCAACGTCAATGTCCTCAATGCTCTTGTCACGCCCGTCCTTGGTGTACGCCTTGTACAGCACCCTGCTGCCAAAGAGTGGGTTGACCTTGAAGATCGCCACCACGTTGGCCCCGGTCTTCTTGAACAGCATGGCACTTGCATCATCTGCCCGGGAGGTGTTGATCTCCGGTAGTTTCTTGGATTCTTTGTAAGCGTCAAACATGAACTCTTGGTTCTGCCACAGGAAGTACCCCGAGAACGCCACAACGCCCATGACTAGGATGGCGAACAGCTTGAACGGCGAGTCCACATACCCAAGCACTTTGTCAACAATGGTTTCGGATTTCTCGCTCATCTCAAGTGCAGCATGTACAAAATGATGCCGTAAACAATTAACACAAAGAGGATCAGTGTGGCTACGCCAACCACCAGCATTTCTACAAGCTGCTCCATCTTGGCTTTGCGTAACTTCTCAGCCTTAGCAGCGGCTTCCTTTGCCTCCCTACGCCTACGAGCGGAAATAGCTTGGAACTTCTGCCAGTCTTGCCACATCCCCGGACGGCCAGCGTAGATCATCCTCTCGCGCAGTTCGACCTCTTGGGCGTTGAGCTTCTCCAGCGCCATAAACACCTGCATGTCGGAGCCACCCGTTTTGTTGGCTTCCTCTTGAATTGCGGCCTTGTTATCAAAATAATCGAAGACCCGAGAACCAAGGTCAGACAGCTCCTTGCCGTTTGCCAGCGCACCCTTCAAAACTGCAAAGGCCGCATTGGCGGCAGCGATCTCGGCAAGCATTTACAGCCCCCATACAAATGGCACAATTATGCTTGTAGACCAAACAACAAACCCAAACAGAAGGGCCGCTGCAATGAATGCGACGGCCCAGTCTTTCATGGCCCGGTGGTCGTTGTGGTTGTGGTATTCGTATTCGTCACCACGGTTGGAACAGCAGTATTGTCAGTGATACTGCCACCAGCAAGGCGACCACTGTTGCCAGAGTTGCTTCCACTGTTTGCTCCTATGCTGTAAGACCCAGAGCCGATCACACCGTTACCTCCAATCGTGGTGACGTTAGCTGCTGGCGCTTGAATCTTGCCAGCGATCCCAACGAAGGCATTGTTGGTGCTGACGGCCACCGCCGTAGCGTTGTCAGATTGACGCATACCCAAAGTTGTTTGTTTGTTGATCGTGTAAATCTGACCAACAGTAGGCAATAGCAAGCCTGTCCACTGCATCGCGTAATCAGCCCAATTCTTTGGCGCATTGATCTGCGTGTTCTGCTGGCCGCCGCCCATCTGCAGGGACATCACCGCAGCGACTTTTGCTGTGGTGTCACCTTGCTTGGCAATCTCAGCAAGTGCTTGATACCGTGCTGTCTGGGCCGCAGCTTGGGCTTTGTGTGCGTCAGCGTAGGCTTGGTACTCAGCGGTGGCGCAGCCTGTCAAGGACAGGGCGCAGAGGATGGCAATCAAACGCATGATGACTCCTTACGGGGTTTCGTTGGGGGCTGCGGGCGTGGTCAGGAGGGTGCTGGCCTCGGCTGTCGTCAGACGGAAAACTTCAGGAAACAGGGCGTTGGTCGTCATGTTCACGTAGTTGATTGTCTCTTGCGCCTGAAGGTTTACATCGGACACCACACCCAGACGGTTATTACCTGTGATGATGATTGAGCGCAGATCGTAAATCGCGGAGCCAGTCACCCCTAGCGACTCAGCGTAGGCCGTGTCGGTCAGGAATAGCGTCATCAGGTCGTACTTTGTAGACACGCCGTTGGCCGTCATAGGGAAACGATTCTGAAATGCGTTGCGCGTGATGACCCATGTTTCCACAGGAACAGGCACTGGCTCCGGCACTTCTCGGTAGTTGCCAGCAGGGTACTGAGCCTGCATGAATTCAGGGTCAGCCACAATAGTGTTGATGACGGTTTCGCCGTTGAGAATTTCGTAGATCATGTTTTGCCCCTTTAGGCGAGGAAGTATTCAATGATGACGCCGCCTACACCGCCAGCGGTACCAGAAGAAGCGTCGCCACCACCGCCGCCCCCGCCAAAAGCGCCACCGGCTCCACCACCAAAGGAAGTCCCGCCGCCACCACCTGCAAAAAACCCGCCGCTACCACCTCCGGCAGCGGCGCCCTGCCCGCCACCGCCACCGCCTGCTCCGCCTAACGCAACTCCGGAAGCGCCACCCTCAAACCCGCCTTGTCCAACAGGGCAAAGCAGCCGTCCAGAAAAAGCCGACATGTTTGCTATAGTAGAAACACTCCCGTCACTAGCTACAGGTGCTACCAAGCCAACGCCCGGCAAAGTTGCAGAAGCGGGACCAAGGGCACCACCACCACGGGTACCATTGGACGCGCCACCAACACCAGCGCCGCCAGTTGCTGCGGATGAGTACCCGACACCATAAACACCGACAGCTCCACCACCCGAGTAATTTGAGTTATTGGCACTGCCGCCTGTGACGTTTAGCAAGGTTCCGCCAGATGCAGTGCCGCCTGCCGAAGCCCCTGTTGTCGTCCCGCCCGCACCGCCGTTGGCCGTGAGTGTTGTCAAACCAGACCCAGTAACCGTTGTCGTCCCTCCTGCGTTTCCGTTTGCATTACTACCAACAGCCGTTGCACCAGCCCCTACGGTAAGCGTTAACACCGTTCCCGCAGGTAACGTCACCAAAGACTGCGCAAGCCCGCCAGCACCACCGCCTCTGCGGAGGCTACTAGTACCACCACCCCCACCGCCGCCAATCGCGGTGATCAGGTAGTTGCCTGCAACTGGTGTGGTAAACGTGCCCGAGGCTGTTCGGACTTGCTGCGTGTAAACACCACCACCACCACTGCTAAAAAACTGAGTTAAATTGCTCATTGAAAGTTCTCCTTATTCAACCAAAAACCCAGCCGCGAGTTGCGTCTGCGTAAACCAACGTCACCGACACGAAGTTGGCGTCCAACGTCATGTTCTCAGCCAAAGACATAATGTTACTGCTGTTGCGGCCAATTACGGCTGTCAATGTGCCTGAGCTGTTTTGCACCGTAACCCAGTTGCCCGCTGCTGGGGATGCAGGCAAGTCCAAGGTTAGTGAAGCCGTGAGCACGTATGTGCGCGAGGCCACCGCCGTGGTGTTGGTGCCGATCACCTGCACATTCTGTGTGATGATCGGTTGAGGCAGTGGCAGTCCTGTCAGCGTGGTTTGTCCTGTGCCGCCGTTGGCCGCAGCTAACGTGCCCGCAAAAGTGATGGTGCCCGACGATGTGATAGGGCCCCCGGAAGTGGTCAGGCCCGTAGTGCCGCCAGACACCGCAACCGAAGTCACCGTACCCGTCCCGGGCGAAGCAGGGGACGCCCATGTTGGTACCCCGCCCGCCACTGTAACTACTTGCCCAGCCGAACCAATACCTAACTTTGAGAGTGTTGTAGTGGTGTTGGCATACAGCAGGTCCCCGACTGTAAAGGATGTTGCGCCTGTGCCTCCGTTAACGGCGGGGAGTGTGCCCGTGACGTTGGTTGCCAGATTGACAAAGGTGGTGGAGGACGATCCTGTACCGCCCGAAGCAATTGGCAAGGGGGTCAACAAAGTCAACGAGGACAGGTAGCTGATCTGCTCACCCACATCCGTGCCGTTGTTGTACACCACGGTGCGCTTGCCCGGGGGAACGGCCACACCGGTCAAGCCAGAGACTTTCACCGTCACCGCGAAGCTGGCGTTGTTGATGACAATGTAAGGTTTTTGAATGGCTGGGACGTTAATCGTGCCAGCAGCAGACACAGCACCAGCGGCGATGTTCAAGCACAGCGCCCGGGCATCCTGAGCAGCGTTGGTGTTGGTCAAAGTCAGCGTGGCCACGTTGGCCGTAAAGTCCCCGGAGTCCAGCGTTGCCATACCCACAATGGCTTGCTCGATGGCCGTGCCAATGTTGGCGTTGGTTGTTGTGCCCCAAGTACCCGACTGTTCACCGTTGCCGATGATTTCAAACTTAAGGCTGGAATAGGTGCTTGACATATTTTTCCTTTATGTGGCTTTACGGAGCAAGCACCCAACCACGAGTTGCGTCTGCAAAAGTTAATGAAAAACCCGCATTCAAACTGTCAACAGTCATGTTTTCAGCAAGACCCATGATGTTTTGTCCGTTACGGCCAATCACAGGTGTCAAGGTGCCACTGCGGTTGCTAAAGGCCACCGAGTCACCCGCCGTTGGAGATGCTGGCAAGTCCAAGGTCAACGAGGCTGTAAGCACATAGGTGCGCGAACGCACTGCCGTGGTGTTGGTGCCGATCACCTGCACGTTCTGCGTGATGACAGGGCTGGTCAGTGTTTTATTTGTGACCGTGTTTGTGCTTGTCGCAGTCAGGACGTTGGTTGGGGTAATGATGTTGGATAGCGTTGCCATGCTTGCTCCAGTTGTGGATGTATTATGCCATTTGCACAGTTGGAGGGGTAGGCCACGCAACCGAGTTGGGGAACTCAGTTTGGTTTGGAACATCCCGCAGGGCTTGGCGGTAAGCAGCCCATGCAGCCTTATCTACAGGGGCGTCAGCCACTTGCGTCCAGTCGGATTCAGAAAGCTTGGCGTTGCGCTCGTCACGAACCTGCGCAGCTTGAGCATCATTGCGGCTTGCCACCTCCTCAGAAGTCATGTCGCGCACAGACCACGCCTGAGTCCAGCGGCCATCAACGAGAACTGGTGTGTTTTCTTCCAACACTTGCGTGCTGGTGATTGCAGGCGTTGTTGAGGAGAATACACGCTGCACCCCATAAGAGGCCAGCAGATCATCGTTGGCTTGGGCCGGGAAACTGGTCAATGGGTTGGCAGCCTTGAGTTGCCAAAAGCCATAAGGGTACTGCTCAACAGCCCCGTTTTTGATGAGTGCGTGCATGGTTTATCCCAATTGGCGTTTGATGACGGACAACATGATCTGAGACTTTTTCTGCTCCAGCCTTTCAGAAACCAACAGCGCCCGGAGTTGCTCAGCAAAAGACAGCAGATCAGCACGTTCTTCTGGCGGCAAGTTGTCAATTTCTTCCAGAGCAAGGACGTAGTTGTCAATGTTAATTTGGTAGTGCATGACCTCTTGGATTCGTGCATCCAAAGACGTTGCCAAGATTTCTTCTTTGTTCATGATTTAATCAAAAGTTACACCAAAACCAGCGCTGGCTGGAAGGCTGGCTGGATTGGTATATTTAGTACCAAACCCTGAACCCGACCAAGGATAAGCGGTAACAAAAGGGCTGTTACTGTGCGCCACTGCAATATTTGCTCCGTCAGAAGTAAATGCCACGCCTCGGCCCGTGCTTGCTGGAAGAGTGGCTGGGTTGGCGTACTTTGTGCCAAAGCCCGAACCAGACCAAGGGTATGCAGTGACAAAAGGGCTTGACTGGTGGGCTGTTGCAAGACTTGTCCCGCTAGGACTAAAAGCCAAACCAAGAACGCCGGCGGTTGGCAAGGTGGCGGGGTCAGCGTACTTTGACCCAAACCCCGAGCCCGACCAAGCGTAGGCTGTGATAAACGGGCTTGTTGCATTAAGACCTACGGCAATACTTGCTCCATCAGGGTTAAAAGCCACAGATTCGCAACCACCCGCCGGAAGCGAGGCCGGATTGGCATACTTTGTTCCAAACCCTGAACCAGACCACGGGTAGACAGTAACAAAAGGACTTGCAGTGTGAGTTACCGCAATGCTTGCTCCATCGGGACTAAACCCCACGCCAAAACCGTTTCCGACTGGAAGCGTTGCGGGGTTGGCATACTTTGTTCCGAAGCCAGAACCCGACCAAGGGTAAGCCGAAATGAATGGGGTTGTATTGTGGCCCACAACAATATTTGCGCCATCTGGACTAAACGCCACTCCTCGTCCGGTGCCGGTTGGCAAAGTGGCTGGATTAGAGTATTTCGTGCCAAAACCAGATATTGACCAAGGGTAAGCGGTAATAAATGGAGTTGTACCATGGGTCACTGCAATACTTGTTGCGTCAGGATTAAACGCCACAGTAAAACCAGCGCCGGTTGGCAAGGTCGCAGGGTTGCTGAATGCTGTTCCAAAACCAGAGGCACTCCACGCATATGCCGCAACATATGGCGTACCTGATTGCGCCAAAGCCAGTACGGTGGATTGGGAGCCTGTAACGCTGGAGGTATTTGAACTAAACATCAATACCCCTTAGACGGTGTAGTTCTGACCAGCTACGCTTCCAAGCCAGTTCGACCCGTCAATTGCCGTGAAGACAAACTTATCAGCTTTGGATGCCGTGGCCGTCAATGTGGGCGCTGTTGCCCCCGGCCAGTCAACACTTGCGGGCCATGTCACTGTGCGTGAGCCTGTTGCATCTTGCTTCTGAATCAACATAAAGCTCTTGCCAGCCACTGGAGTTGGGAAGGTGTAAACGCAGTTGCCTGTCAGGGTCAGGTATTGCACAGAGCCGTTAGCAAGATCAATTGTGTAGGCCGTGCTGGTGTTGGCAACTACAGTTTCTTCTGTGTAACCGTTGGTAAACGTGCCAGCTTCAATGGTTTTGTTTGTCAGTGTCTGCGCTGCAGTGGTTCCAACAACGCCAGTTAGCGTGTTGTCGGCGTAGGCAATCGTCTTGTTGGTCAGGGTCTGTATGCCCGCCAGATTTACCGCAGTGCCTCCGTTGCCACCAATCTGCGTGTAAATTTCCCATGTGGTTCCGTCATACACAAACTGAACGCTTGCGCCTGAAATGTCGCATATGAGGTTTTCAGCTAAGCCGCTGATGGTTGAGCCGTTGCGCCCCACGGTAAGGTTGTTTGTACCCCAAGCACCGCCAGCATCAGCCACAACAACTTGAGCGCCTGTGGATGGCGAGGGTGGAAGCGTGACCGTAAAAGAACCAGCGGATGTGTCAGCAAGTACGCCCTCCCGGCTGGCGGCTGTGTAGTTGGTTGTGACTGCAACATAAGAGATGCCCGCCGTACTTGCGGCCCAAGCAATAGCCGAGCCATTCCATGTAACGGTCTGACCAGATGCTGTTGGCGCTGCTACAAACCCTGTAGCCCCTGCTCCTGTCTGGAAAAGAATCTGGTTGGCCGCACCACCCGCAAGGTTGGTTGCTGTGGTTGCGCTTGTGGCTGCACCTGACAAGGTGGCTGTAATAGTTCCTGCACTGAAATTACCAGAAGCATCGCGTGCCACGACTTTGCTTGCTGTGTTGGCCGATGTAGCGTCAACTGCAAACGTGCGTGCTGCCGAGCCATCAAACGTGCCCCCAGAGGTCAGGAATGTGCCCGCTGTCAGGGCGTTGGCTACTGAGCCAGCCGAGCCTGAGATGTTGCCTGATACCGCTGCGCCCGAGATGGCGATGGCCGTGGGGGTGACGCCTGTAACTTGGCCCTGTGCATTCGTGGTGATCACCGGAACGGAGGATGCCGAACCGTATGTGCCCGCAGTGCCAATGTTTGCGATGTTAAAAGTGTAGGTTGGCGATTCGCTCAGACCCGTGCCCGCCGTGTAGGTGATCGGTGCAGAGAACTGCTGGAAAACAAGCGCTGTCGTGCCAATCGTGATTGGGGGAGGAGTCTGCTGCACCCAAGCGGTGTTGATGTTGGCCGTGCCACCTGTCACCAAGAAAAAGTCACCCTCGTCAATTTCATTGACACCTGTACCCACAGAGTCAAAGTCTGTTGCCCGAGTCAAGATGTAGGGTGTTCCGGCAGAGCCAACCTGCGTAACGGTGTACACGCCGTTACGTGAACCGTTTGCTTCGTTCTTGATCAGAACCCGTTCTGTAACCGTAGTAAGGGTCGAGTCTATGGATAGAGCGCCATTAGCGTTTCCTGTAAGCGTTGCCCCAACCCCCGATGTGCCGTTGTTGTAGGTGTTTGCTGGCAGGGCCGCCGTGGTGGCTAGGTTAACTGCCTCGTGGAAGTGGATACCCGATGCAATGGCATCAGCGTACTGCTTGTTGACGATGTCGGTGTTGTTGACGGGGGCAGTGGCTACTGTGCCCGCCGTGATGTTGGCTGTGCTGATGTTGGCCGTGCTGACGCCAAGAGTCCCAATGTCCAGTGTGGTGACGGCGGAGCCCGCAGCGTCTAGATACACCGCACGCGAAGACGGGTAGGTGACAAACACATCCTTTGTGCCAGCGCCAAAGTTTACCAACGATCCTGCGTTGCTGGACGACACCACGGTGGTTCGGGACAGGGTTGTTCCAGAGGCCGTGTATGTGCCGACACCAACTTCCCAAGCGCCAGATGTTGAATCCACAATAGCGTAGAAGGTCTGGTTGCCGTTACCAACAACAACAAAAGACTGGAACCCTGCGGCTGCGCCAGCCAACGTGACTGTGCCAGTGCCCGTTGTTGTGGTCGTTTCTTTGACGCGATCTTTGAGTACCAATGCCATTTTGAATCCTTACGACGGTAGCTGAGTCCAGCCGGGGGACTGCACATCGTTGATAACAGTCCAACCGCTACCTTGAGCGTTGACTATATTTTGCCAGTTTGGGTTCTGGCTGTCGTCAATTACCGCCCAGACCAACACCCCGCCAATGTTAATGTAGAGCTGCACGCCCGTAGGCCGCACATTGGTTGTCTTAATTATTCCCAGAGTACTGAGAGCACTGACAACTTCTGAGATTGACGCATTTGCACTGACTTGAGTTACTTGGGTTGCTGTGCCAGTAGCGCTCTCTGCAAGGGCTACGGAAATTAACAGGCCACGATTAGAGGAATCTGATCCTGTTGCCGTCTCGTCCAGCAGCCCACCACGGGTAACACTCGGAGTATTAAGTAGCGCCACCGCTGTGGCGGATTCCGAAACGGAGGCGGAAAACGTATTCTCGCCTAAAGAGGCGAAGGGTGCTTGGGCAAAAGTAACATCACCAAACACCGCACATCCTATTAGGCTGCGTCAAGCGAGAAGCTGTAAGTGACGTTCAGCGTGTCGCCGTTGTCCACAGTTTTGTCGCCGCCAGTAAAATCACCCGCCGAGAACAAGATGCCGGACGTGCCCGTAGCCACGCTGGCCAACAATGCGCCAGCAACCACAGTACCGTTCACCAGCATGGCAAACGAAGAAGGTGCTGCAGAGTTGGAGATCACCGATGGGTCAGCCGTGGTGGCTGTACCAAATGTCACCGCCTTGCGGTTGCCGGTGTAAGCCGTACCGGGCACCAGCTCCGTCCAGCCTGCATGCGAGGCCAGAGTATCACCAGCGGCAAATGTTGTGCCGGAGCCGGGACCCTGAACCAAACCCAAGAACCAAGCAGACGTGTAGCCAGAAGCAGCAAAGTACTTGCTGTTCATGTCCTGCAAGCCTTGATTGACCACGAGGTTGTGAAAAGTGTCAGACCACTTCTCTTGGCCGTCTGCGCCCACGCAAGTAACGGTAAACACGCCGCCAGCGCCAATACGTTCAGTTCCTGCGCGTTGAGTGATCAAGCCCGCTGTAACGCTGTCTGCGGCTTTGCTGTGTTCCATGATGCGTCCTTACGAGATGCGCACGATAGCGCTATTGGCATCGGCAGTTGGGAAAATGACTTGGAAGGTGTCGTTGTTCACGGTTTTGTCTGTGCCAAAATCCAACACAGCTACGGACTTGTTGCCCTCGGTGCTGTTGTAGATCAATGCTGCGCGAGCCGTGAATGTGGCGCTTGTCCAAGATGTGTTGGCAAAGCTGAAGAAAGCCGTAGGCGTACCCGCAAAGTTGTTGGCTGCTACGGGAGTGACCGTGATAACCAGTGTGTTGCCGCCAGCCGTGTAGCCAGAACCCACAACTTCGCCCGTAGCCGTATAGGCAGCAGTGGCGTAGCCAAGGTCGGCAGCCGCCGTGTACAGCGCGATCTTGAACGTATCGGGCGATGTGGGGCCAAAGTTGTGGATGCCTTGCGGCAGCTCCACCTTGAACGATGTGGTTGCGGTTTGTAAAATTGCCATGTCAGGTTACCTGTATTCTTACCTGCCCGGAGCGATATGCGTCCTGACGTTCCAAACCATCCCCCAGACGCTTGGCCAAAGCCATGGCTTCTTTGAACTTGCCGTCGTAAACTTGCATCAAGTCCTGCTCACCCTTCATGTAGGTGTACGCCTCGACCAGCGAACCGTAAAGCAGCACGCTGTCAAAGTTGTCGCCCAGCCACGAAGTACCCGCGTCAACAATCGACGGTGGGTAAAAGAAGTAGTGCAGCTCAACCACATACGTGGCGTTCGGTGTGGGGCCCAAGATGAAAGTCAGCTCGTTGATGTCGTTGGACTGCGGGCCGAACAACGCGTAGTACTTGGGGAAACCAACGCTGGAGGGGACGGGGTATGCCTGCCGGATGAAGTTCACATCCTTGTTGAGCAGGTACTCGTACGCCCCCGTGGCGTTGTCCACCACCGCCATTGAATACACCGACAGGAAGTCAGACGGGCAGGCCAAGTACTTGTTGGCGCTGGTAGTCGAACCCGTCACGTTTTTGCGGAGCGAAGGGAACTGCACCATGTTGAAGATGCGCTGCTCAGCCTGCTTCACAAACACCGGAATCTCCACCTCAAAGGCAGTGTCTTGGTTGTCTGTGTAGGCGATGATCGCCGCCTTCAACTCGGTGTAGTTCATTCAGACCTCACGCCATCGGGCCACGAGCCATCACGCCCTTAGTGGCGCAGCCAGTGCCACGGATTTTGATGCCCGAGGTTTTGGTTGGCTTGTAGTCGTTGCTGTGATTGGTGCCAACAGAGACGTTCATGTCACGCATGTACTTCTTGTTGTCAGTGTCAGGCAAAACGGCCTGCGTAGCAGCAGGCTTGGGGGAGCGGTACGTTGCCATATCAAGCCCCTTTGCGGCCGGGGGACTTCTGGTTGGCCACTTTGGCCAAACCACGACCCATCTTCAGCATGTCGCTGTTGGTTTTGCCGCCAGCGCGAAGTTTGGTCATCGGCTTGCCGGGGTGCAAGGCTTTCTCGTGCTTGTGCACTGCGCCAGCGACCATCTTCTTGTCCTGCTTCAAATCTTGCTTGTCCATGTCAGACTCCTATCTGTACCGTTACTGTACCAACTTCCACGCTCAACGCCAAGTAATTTGGCGTCAATGCGTCATCAAAGAACCGGGACCCGCCAACCGGGTTCCAGCCCCACTGAATATCTCTCGACCCGCCGGTCAGGTTGCCCGCTGCGTTTGGCCCGGCCGTCACGTACGTCGTGTCATTGCGTGGGTTGCGCACCGCTTGTGGGTCATCCACAGGATACATACCCAACTGCAACTGCGGCTGATCGGGGTCCCAGCACGAATCGCAGACCAAGAGATTGTACGTCTTGGTCTTGATCACCTCTTTGCGCAAGGAGGTCAGCTTAAAGCGAAACCCACAACGATCGCACTGGGCGATCGAATTCTTGCCGGACGCAAAGCGATTGCCCATTTACGTGCCGCTTCCAATGAACATTTGCCGGGGCACAAATCGTACCGCCGCCTTTTCGCGGTCCTCTTCGGAGGCAAGCGCCCACGCTTCATCGTACTGCTGCTTCAGGATAGGCAGGCGCTCAGCACCGCTGGGCACCTTCAGGGCCAAATAATAGGACAAACCTGCCACCATGCAGGGCAGGAAACGGAACGGCATATCCATCGTGTTGACGCCGTTGCCCGCGTCTTGGATGCGGCGCAGCCGCCAATACACAAACACGTAGGGCTGCGAGTTGTCTGGGGTTGGCCAAACCGTGAATCTTGGGGTGTTCAGGCGCTCAATCCAGACTTGAATTGGCCGGGCTTGCTGCAGTTTGTTGGGAATCGTAGCGTAGGTAGAAACACTGATACGCGTGATGGTCAGGTCTGCCTGTGTTGACGCACTGCCCGCACCCGTGCGGATCACATGTTCCAGCAAGTCCACGGTGTCTTCGGGCAAGTTGTATGTGGCTTGGCCGGGCACCAGATTGATGGAGCCCTGCTCGAACGTCCACATGTTGATGCCCCGGTTGGCCCAGTCGGCAAACATCAGGTTCAAAGACCGGCGGGCGGTCTTCAGGTCGTAGCCCGTGCGCAACTCCGAACCCACGCGCTCGAACGCCTCCTCAACGATTTCTGTTAAATCGAGGTTGAACGATGATGTGCCGGAAGTTGCCATTTAGAATGCCCCGCCTTGGTAGCCCATTGGCTTTTGTTGCTGCATTGGTTGCTGTTGCTGCATTGGCTGCTGTTGCTGATTGCCGTAGCCGCCCATGCCGCCACCGAAGCCACCGTAGCCGCCAAAGCCACCGCCACCCATGAATGGGTTTTGCATCTGTTGGCCAAAGCCGCCCATGCCGCCACCGAAGCCGCCACCACCCATAAAGGGGTTCATTTGTTGGCCGTAGCCACCGAAGCCGCCACCGCCCATGAAGGGGTTCATTTGCTGTTGGCCATAGCCACCGTAGCCACCAAAGCCGCCACCACCCATGAAGGGGTTCATTTGCTGTTGGCCAAAACCACCGTAGCCACCGAAGCCGCCGCCACCCATGAAAGGGTTCATCTGCTGCATTTGTTGCATTTGCCGACGGAAGCTTGGGGTCATTTGTTGCATCTGCGGCTTGTCAAATTGCCCACCCATGCCGCCATCCATAAATTTGGCTTTTTCCGCCGCCATGTCCGTGCCCGGAGAAAAAGTAATCAGCTGCTGCGCCATGTTCCAGTCGGCCTCAGTTTTAGGGGCGCGGTTTGCCGGGTTTGGACCCATACCCATAGCCGCGTAGGGGGGCATCTGCTGCTGACCAAAACCGCCCATGCCCCCGCCCATGAAGGGGTTCATTTGTTGGCCGTAGCCGCCCATGCCGCCCATGCCGCCACCCATGCCGCCACCCATGCCGCCACCCATGCCGCCGAAGCCGCCGCCGAAGCCGCCGCCGAAGCCGCCGCCGAAGCCGCCGCCACGCCCATCCTCAGATGCCCTATGGGCAACAGCCATGTCGAAGTTGACCGCGCCGGGCCCGGCCGAATTTAGCGGCGTAGGGGTTGGAAGGTTTCGGATGGGATACCCGCTATCAGGCCCGCCGGGCGGCGGCGCACCAACAGTTTTGTCGCGTGGCGTTCCGTATAAACGCCTATCAGACTCTGCCATAACACTGGGGTCGGTTCCGGGCGCATATCTAGACATTTCAACACCTCACTTGGTTATCTGTACTTTGCAGTTTTTTCTGCAATAGCTTTGGGTTGTTTTACAAACTGCTTACCCCCGGCTTTACCCGCACGCTTGGCTTTTGTGGTAGCCGCATACTCTGCAGGGCTGAGTGATTTTATCGCCTTCTCTGGCAAATAGCGCTCCCCCGTTTTGGAAGACGGTTTTCCACTCTTGGTGCGCCACTTCTGGTCGCCCCAGTCTTTGAGGGATTGCTGGGGCGCTTTCATTAGATCATCCGGCCTTTGGTGCGGCCTTTGGTGATGCAGCCGTCTGCCCGAGTTACGCCGCCTTTGGCGTAGCCTTTGGCCTTGCCGCCTTTTTTGTAGTCGTCGCTTGTACGCCCGGTTCGTCCGCCGTACTCACGGCCAGAGTCCGAGCCTCTAAACGACAGGCTTCCGGACAGCTCTGATTCGCGGTCTTTGGGTTCTTTGTGGTCTTTTGCGGCTCGGCCTCCTGTTATACGGCCAAAAGTAAACCCGCCACCGCCACCGCCACCACCGCCACCACCGCCACCGCCGCCACCGCCGCCACCGCCTTCAAGCAACTGCTCGTCCGTAGGTTTTCTGCCAATTTTTTTCATAACAGTTCTCCGTTCAATCTCGGTAACCGCCGCCAGCGGCCTTGTACTTCTTGGCCACAAGCTGGGCCTTGCGGGCTGACCACTGGCCTGCCCCGGTGCCCTGCGTTGCCGCAGCTTTGACTTGGCTCACGATACGCTTGCGCAGACTGGGCTTGGTGTAATTGCCAGCCGCATTGACTTTGCCGCCTTCAGCGTACTGCGTGAAGTCGGTGTCATCCCGGCGAGCGGTGCGCTTACCTTTGGGCATTTTGGAGGGGGAGATGTCCCCCATCCCGCGACTGGCCATCATGTCAGCAGGTCCTGCCGCCAGACTTCATGGTGACCATCTTGCCTTTGGTCTTGCCCTTGACGGCAATACCGTCTTTGCTTGGAGCTGCTGTCTTGACAGAGCCCATTTTGGTCATGCCGCCCATAGCCATTTTCTTGGCGGGAGCGTCTTTTTTCTTGGCCATCATTGCCATGAAGCCTGCATTCATTTTGGAAGCCATAGTGTCACCACCTTCTTTAAATTTGCGGTTCTTGTCCGCGTTGGAGAACTCTTTGCCCACGGATTGTGGGACGCCTGCCTTCTTGGCAAAGGCTGGGTTATTAGCCACAGCCGCCATAAAGTTGTGCTGCTTTTTACTCGTGCTGGGCATTGCTGCCTCGCAGGTTGTCGATCTTACGCTCAAGCCGGTCAAACCGGTCCATCAACTGCTGCATGTCGGCCCGGAACTCCGAGCGCGTGATGTGATCCCTTGCCACCTCTTCACGGGTGCGGTTGAGCAGAATGCCAAGACGGTTGATCTCGGCAAACTTCTCTTTCAGGATGAACCCCATCATGGCCACAATTGCGGTGAGCACGAGGTTCCAGACCATCATTTCCATGTCAGCACTTCCACGCCCGCAGGCTCTTGTTGATCCGCGAGTCGGGGTCTTTGGCCGTCTTCTCGCTGGTCAGCTTTTTCTTCATGCCCTCCATTCGGGCGCAGAAAGAGTCGCGGCGTTTGCCGCCCTCGGGCTGGGGAGCCTTCAGGCCGGGCTTGCCGGGGTTCGCCTTGTTGTAAGACGCCCGCCCCTTGGCATTCAAGCCACCCTTGTCGGACTTCCCCTCTTTGCGTGTCCATGCTGGTGACTTAGCCATAGAAAATCGTGACTTTTGCAGTTGCGGGCAGCGTGACGTGTATGTCTGTTGTAAACAGAATACCTTGGCCGGGAATAGGCAAGCCGATCGGCTGTGTTCCCGTTCCGATGTTGAAGCGCAAGCGGATAGTACCGCTGGCACCGCCGTCACGGAAAATAATATCCCCGGCTGTTCCGCCAGAAATGCACTGGTAGCCTCGAAGACGTGTTCGCGCAGAAACTAGTGTGCCCGTAGCTTCGGTGTGTGCCGATAGGACGTCGGTTTGCATCGTCATAATCAAACTCCTTTAAAAACCGGGGCCGAAGCCCCAGAGGTTGATTACGCTGCAACAGCACCGTTCAAAGCAACGATGGCCCAGCCAGCAGCGGTGTACACCAACATGGCCGACTCGCCAACGCCAGTGAAAGTGATGGTCGTAAAACCAATCTTTGTGGTGGGTGTCAAAACAGCGGAGCCGCCATCAACCACATGGGTGATGATCTTGACTTCGCCTACCGAACCGTTGGCCAATGTCAGGGCTTGTGTAGCGCCGGTGGTGGTCAAGGCAGTGAATGCGTTGGTGATGTCAACTGCGCCTGCGCCCGACAGAGACTGGGTCGCCAGCACAACGTCAGAGCCAAACGAGGAGTTTACGGTAACAGCGCCGGTGGTGGCGTTGACGGTGATAGATTGAAAGCCGTTCTGCGAACGAACTGGGCCGTTGAAGGTCGTATTAGCCATGATGATTCCTCATGCGGTTGAGGCGTATCTGTCTGCATGACGTCGGCCCGGAGCCGTCAGATACACCGGAAAGTCCGGGGTTGGGGCAATATACACCAAAAGAAAAAGGGGCACAAGGCCCCTTTTTCGCTTCTATCAGGACGAACCCGAAGAACCCCACATACCCAATGGGTCAGACCAGCCGAACGAATAACGCTCGCGGGCCTTGTAACGGACGTTGCCGGTATCGAAATCACCGTCCATGGAAGTGGACAGAGCGGTACGCTCGAAGTGCTTCAGGCCGTTTGGAACGTCTGTGGTCAGGAACCAAGCGTTGTTGTCGGTCAAGAAGTTGTTGACGGTGTAGCCACCAGAGATCGTGCCCATTTGCTTCAACGCGTTGATGTCGTTGTCAGCAGTGCCAACACGCAGTTCGGTGTCCAGCAAACGCTTGGCAACGAACATCAGTGATGGAGGGATGATCAGCTTGACTGGTTTGGCAGCGATCAACAGACCACGTTCATCAGTCCAAGCAGCGATCTGGATGGTAGCGTTTTCCAACGATGTCTCGTTCAAGTCAACGCCAGTGGTTGGGCTGTTGTAGTTCACACCACCGCCAACCAAAGGATGACCAACGCGAGTGCCGCTGGAGTTGTTACCGAACAAAGACACGCCGTCGCCGCCGAGAGCGGTGCCAGCAAAGCCAGTGTTCAACACCGAAGCAGCTTTGACCTGCTTGGTGTAGGCCATACCGCGAGCCAGAGCCTTGGTGTAGCGGGCAGACAGACTGTCGTACAGGTTGTCTTCCACAGCTTCTTCCGTGATGGAGAAGCCCAAAGCAATGGTTTCGTGGGTGTAGCGAGCAGTGAAGGCTTCCTGCGCGTTGTCGTAAGCGATGGCGGAGCCTTCGTTCTTGACAGGAGCAGCGCCAAAACCGGACAGCTTGGTCTCTTCTTCAAAGCTACGCTCAGATTTCTCTGTTTCGTAGATTTCTTTGT